TTTGTAGTCCCATTGTATTTCTCTTTTCTAGTAGGTTGTTTAATTAGTTTATCAGATAGGTCTGACAGTTTAGAATGGTGGGTGTACCCAATAAGGTACAAAGTCCTTGAAAGACTCGTTAATACGCTTGACAACTATCTCACCAAACATTGGCTCAACACTTGACGATGCACTTTTGACGGGCTGACCAATGTATTCTAAATACATCTTGACATCTTTTGAAGGAATGTCTAACTGCTTAGCAATTTCATAGACTCTCATTTTTAACCTCTTTCGTTATAGTTATAACTTACCACAAGGGTCTGACAATTTCTACCTATTTTGATAACAAAAAGATAACGAAATTTTCCAGGGGGATTTTCCACAACTTCTTAACAGCCTGTGGATAAAGGGGCGCGGGCTTCTCGAACAGGTGTTCGATCAGCTCGGTTTTTTTAGTCTGTAAAATTATCCACTAGCAAATAAATAAAAGTGGCAAGGGATAAAATTAAAACCCAAGAATAAAAACTATTCATTTAGTATTCACCTCTAAAAATAAATGCGATTGAATGTTTTCCTAAGTCAAAAATCAGGGAAGAATTTTTGCTACCTAGTTTTTTATTGTAGTAGTTAGAGAAACTAATTCCAAGAATAAAAGTTCCGTCAATTTTATTGTGAACGAATTTCATTATTTAATTACCGCATTTCTGAATCGTGTTAAATCAAAGTTAGAGTTATCTCTTTTGAAAAATACTTGAAAGTCTGAAAGTAAATCCTCAAAGATTTGTGCATCAATGTCTAAGTGGTATGAGTTTAGAATTTCTGCTACTGCTACATAGTCTTTGCGTGTCATCATTTATTTACCTGCCTTAGATAGTTCAAATTCGATTGCTAATTTTGTGTAGGCTTGTTCCCACATTTTTTTATTAGCCTTTAGTTCTGTAACGCTTACGACTAAGTAAGCCAACGCCCCAGCCAGTAGGCTAGGTATTAAGATGATTAGTGCTATTTGTATTAGTGACATTAGATGCCCTTTCTTGTTGTTGTTAGTTTTATCTTACACTAGAGGTCTGACAGTTTTACCTGTAGACACGCCTAGTCAAAAGATTTATTTGGCGATTGTAGTGGTCAATCATTCGCTGATTGGTTGGGTCATACTTTAGAGTACGCTCTAGGTCGTTTACTGCATCTACTAGCAGTCGTGCATTCTTTATTTTAGTGTAAGCCATTTAAGCCACCTTCCAACCTGTTAGAGGATTACGGTAGATTTCTACCTGTTCACCCGTTTGGGTGTCTACTATTTCGCAGGTGATACCTGCACCGTCAAAACAACTTGCAACCATTTGCAAGGCGGAATGAATAGAGATGTATTCGTTAGAGATGTTGTCTCTCTTGTTTGTTACTAAGTAAGTCATTTTTGACCCCTTTCTTTTTGTCTTATGATTTCATCATACACTAGGGGTCTGACAATTTTGGTCATTTAGGGGGTGTGTTTAGGTTAACATTAGGTGAACAATAATCCACAGGTTCAGGGGCATTTCATACCCATCTTATACACAGGTTATACACAGGGGCGCGGGCATTCGAACAGATGTTCTATGACATACATCACAAAAATATTGTCTCAAATAGTGAGATTCAGGTAGAAATTGTCAGGGTTATCTGCTAGTCTAAAGACATAAGAAAGGTTGAGAGTGAGCCTAGCAAATAAGCCAAGAAATTGGATGAGCCTAGCAAATAAATCTCAACACTAACAAAGGAAACAAAATGTTTTTATTCAACCTACAAGCCCCACTAGTATTCGTTGCAGTATTCTCACTACCTGCACTACTACTAGAACTACAACTACTAGTGATTGGCTTTAACTTTATGTCTGCCAATGTGATGATAGCAACGGCTATCATTGGTCTACTATCTGCAATAGGTGCAGTAGTTATCGAAATGATTGAGGGGTAATAACAATGACTGAACTAGCATTTGAAAACATTACAAAAAATAAGTGCATCACCTGTGATGATAAACTAACAGCATGGGAAATTAATTACTGTATCATGTGTGAGAGTGACCAAGAAATAGAAAACTATTTCGAAGATGAGTTCTAAAAACTAGAATTTTTGCACTTGTCAAAACTAAATAAAAATAGAATGGGCTCACTAATAAAAAGGTGAGCTTTTTCTAAATATACGAATCATACACATTAACAAAATATTCAGATTTTCTTCAAAATGGGATCTAGCTGCAAATATAAAAATATTCAGATTTTCGGGGATATGAATATATATCTCATTATGTGAGACAATATGTTACAATTAAGTAACAAATAATTTAATATTTCAATGTTTCTGGCAGCTCAATTTGACAAGTATAAAAAATGCAATTACACTATGAGTGCAGCGAATCTTAAAAAACTAAAAGTTTTAGAAAAGTTGGGGGCAGGGGGATAGAATTATTAAAAAACAAAGAGAGAAGCAAATGAATAATCAAGATTATATAAGATACATCTTCTGGATTGTATTAGCAGTAATTGTTGTATCTACACTCTCTGGTAGCTAAATTTTTATTTTTGAAGGGATAAAAATGTTTAATGCAAAAACAATAGATAACTTTATATCTATAGAAGAATCTAATAAAATTTTAGAATTTGTAAAAGGCATAGAGCCATGGGAACAAGGTGGATCAGAGTTCTGGAGTAATAGAAGCTTAAATGCTCAACATCTTTATTCTCATGACAAAGAAATCGGGGAAATGTTATATGATATTCGTCAAAGAGTGGGAAATCAAATAAAAGACTCATATAACCTATCAGAGATATATCCAGATCTATTTCAAGTCATTCGTTGGTTTCCTGGAATGGAACAAGCCCCACATTGTGACGATATGACAAATGCTCACGAAGATCATAAAGAATCATTAGAATGGTTTAATCATAGAGAGTATGGAGCTATTATATATTTAAATGATGATTACTCTGGTGGACATACATATTATCCAAATCATAATTTTGACATTTCCCCTGCCGTTGGAAAACTTGCAATACACCCAGGAGACCCAGAGCACCTTCATGGCGTATCTAAAATAGAAGATAGTGTTAGATATACCCTTGCCTCGTTCTGGACTCAGGATAGCCAATACTTTGATGGATGGGTTATTTAATTGGACTATATCAATGATCCTGGTTTTGAAGTCCCTGAGGATAAAATATTAATAATCCCTTTTCCTGGTAGAGAAGAGCAGTATGATAGATATCCAGAAATTGTAGAATCTTTAAAGGGTAATATTAAAAGAGATTGGTTTAATAACCATGCTTACTATTGTTTACCCCTTAACATAGGAAATCAATACGGATTTATTATCAAGGCAGCATATGATTTTGATGCAACCTGGGATGGTTCATCAGGAAATCCTAAAGATATTCATATTAACATATACGAGCCAGGAGATTCTTTTTCCATGCAAAACATTCATCCAGGATTTGCTGAAGGAGTATTAACTATTCAAAATAGCTTTCAACTAAAAACCCCTCCAGGAATAAATTTAATGACAATTCAAGCTCCTAACATGTTTACCCCAGGAGCTGTAGCAATGACAGCAGTTATTGAGGCAGATCAGATAAGACGAGACTTTACCTTTAATATAAAGCTAACCGATCCAGGAAGGGTAGTAGAATTTAAAAAAGGTGATACCTTAGCTGCCTTTATTCCTATGCCAAGGTACTTTATAGATAAATTTGAATTAGATACTGTTAATAAATATTTTTCAGAAGACTTAATTAAAAATGAACAAAATGATGCAAATGAACTAGGTCGTCAAAGAGTTAATGAAGATAAAGAGAAAGCACATACTTCAGGTAGAAAATATTTCAATGGAATTCATGCATTCGGACAAAAGTTCAAAGATCATCAAAAAAGATTATAACCTTCATATAAGGGATAAGTCTGCATATTTATAAATCCCCCCAAAAATTCTACATATATAACGGAGTTATAAGGGGTGGAAGATGTATACTATTTTGCCGATTTTTGCGAGCGGATTTTTGCGAATTTTTTAATTATATAAAGATTATTTAAATGATATAATTATAATATTATGACAACTAAGATTCAATTAAGAAGAGATACTTCAGCAAACTGGACTAGTGCCAATCCTACCCTTTTTTCAGGTGAAATTGGATTTGAAACAAATACTGGAAAATTTAAAATTGGAAATGGATCAAGTGCTTGGTCTGCTTTAGATTATTTTGAAGCTAATATTGATCTTTCAGGATATTTAACTACCTCATCCGCTTCTTCAACCTATGCAACAATAGGATCTTTAAATTCTGGAATTGTTTCTGCATCAGCGGCAGCAGTAGCATACCTTGTTGACTCAGCTCCTGGAGCACTAGATACTTTAAACGAATTAGCAGCAGCAATAAATGATGATTCAAGCTATGCAACAACGGTTACTAATGCTTTAGCATCAAAAGCATCACTATCTGGAACAGAAACTCTAACTAATAAAACAATTTCTGGTGGAACTGTAAATGCAACAACACTTCAACAAGGTGGTGTAGGAGTAGCCAGAATTTCTGGTGGATCTTTAATTACAGTCTCTTCTTCTGCCCCTAGTGGCGGTTCTAACGGAGACATCTGGCTGGTCTACTAATGCATGTAAAAGTTAGTGGAACAATAAACAGGGTCTCTCAAATTTGGTCTAAAGTTTCTGGAACTTGGACAAGAAATACAGCTGCTTTAACAAAAACTAACCCTGTTACTATTTACGGCAATTCTTATCCTTGGGCTGTTGATTATTTATTAAAACCAAATTTACCTTCTGGAAATTATGTTGTAACTGGAACGTTTACTTATGGGCTTGGTTACGGAATCATAAATGGTGCTGGATACTATTGTGCTCCAGGATCTCATGTACTTAGAACAACAGTGACTCTTGGACCAGCTAATAATAATTGGGCTTCATGGTATTACAATGGTTCGCAAGATATTTGTACTTTTGATGGACAAGCTGTTACCTATCCTTATTCGGGTCATTATCATTACGCTGGCAATACAACTCATACGCTAACTACTGGAGTTCAAACAACTTTGTCTGCTCCTCCTGCCCCTGGAGCAAATATAGGTTTTGTAGCAAGTAACGGTGGAGCAAATTCAACCCTAAATGAATTAGAAACTGCAGTTTGGAAAGTTGGATAATCTATATACCATATAATTATATAATGATATAATTAGATTACTATGGCTACAATATTTCCTGGATCCGCTTCTGTTGGTCAAATTTTTGATGGATATGAATTTAATGGAACCGCTTGGGATATTGTTGGTATTGATTTAACTGCTGATTATTTAGAAACTTCCGCAGCAAGTGCTATATATCTTAATAAAGTAAGTGCTTCAAATACATATCAAACAATAGTTGCAAATGTTTCTAATACTGAAATAGGATACCTAGATGGTGTAACTTCTGCCATTCAAACACAATTAGATAATAAATCAACTGCCTCAAAAACAGAAACACTTACAAATAAAACTTTAACTACTCCAACAATTAATGGACCAGCAATTACTGCTATTGGGCAAACACCAACTATTCACGGCATATATCTTCCAGCACCACATAATATTATTTTTGAAGGTACAACAGCAAATGAATTTGAAACAACTTTAGAGCCAGGTGAGCCAACTGCTGATAGAACAATTACTCTTCCAGATCAAACTGGAACAGTTCAACTTAGGGTAGTAGATGTCTCTGATACAGAAATTGGATATCTTAATGGAGTTACAAGTGCCATTCAGACCCAAATTGATTCTAAACTTTCTGCTTCTTCTGCCTCAACAACATATGCAACAAAAACGGAATTGAATAATATTGATTTATCAAGTGCATCAGCAGCAGCAGTTGCAGCAATTGTTGATTCAGCTCCATCTACATTAAATACTCTAAACGAACTTGCAGCAGCCCTTGGAGACGATGCAAACTATGCTTCCACAATTACAACAGCTCTTGGAAATAAATTAGATATTTCTACAGCATCCTCAACTTATCTAACACAGGTAAATGCCTCTTCTACATATTTAACACAAATAAATGCTTCTACAATATATGCAACAAAGTTAGAGGCACAGTCTGCAGCAAAAGGATTTAATCTATTAAATGCTACAACGGATGTAGCTCTTGGAACTATACCTGGATATTTTGGTTCAGATGTATTAGTTTATGTAGATGTTAATGATTATGCATATTCAGTAGGAGATAATGTAAAACTTAAAAATATTTATGATGTTGGAGAACTTAATCCAGTCCTTTCTGCTTCAGCAACATCAGCTAGTGCATTAAATTCAGCATCTTTAGAATACCAACCCGTAACATTTAATACTTCTTCCCCTATGGACATATATCCTAATCAATATATAACAGCAAGTGCTGCAAATGGATCTGGATGGGTAATTCAACTTTTTGTAGACACTGTCTCTGGAACAGTAATTACTGGATACCCTCAGACACTAACTGCTCCAGCCTCACCAACAGTTACTTCTAGTTGGATTTTTGAAAGAGATACTATTAATTCACCATTACCTACATATTATAATGCATCTAGAAATATTATTGGAAATATATCAAGTGTTGGATCTAATAGCTATACTGTAGATATTATTCAACAACCTACAGCTATGTGGGAATCAAATACTTGTGATGTTAGCCTAACTGGATTAAATGGAGAAGTTGGATTAAGTGGAATGAATGGAGCAGCTGGAGCAGAAGGACCACAGGGACCAGAAGGACCACAAGGACCACAAGGACCACAAGGAGATCCTGGATTAAATGGAGTAGAAGGAGTACCTGGAGTAAATGGAGCAGAAGGACCACAGGGACCACAAGGAGATCCTGGTCCAACACCAACATCAGATGACGCTCAGCTCATAATAGCAATACAGGTATTTGGATAAGGTATAATATAAATATGGCAACTTTTTCAAAAGAAAAACTTTCAGGATCAACACAAGGTAAAGCAATTAAGGTTGCTGCTACTGCCTCAGTTGGTACAACTATTCACGCAACTGGAACATCAGCAACAATACAAGATGAAATTTGGCTATATGCATATAATTCTTCAGCAGCAGCAGTAGTATTAACAATTCAATTTGGTGGAACAACAGCAGTTGATAATGATATTAAATTATCTATTCCTGCTACTTCTGGATTAACTTTAGTTGTTCCTGGTTTAATTTTAACTGGAACTGGCAGTGCTGCTAATACAGTTGCTGCTTATGCTGCAACTACAAATGTCATTACGATTTCAGGTTATGTAAATAGGATTACCTAATGTCTAGTGCCTTGCATAGAATGGTTTCTTCTAGCCAAGTATCTGACTGGTTTAATCAAGACGGAGATTTATCTGTCCCATCTCGCATTGGTAAAACTCTAGATATTACAAATACTGGACTACAGCTATATTTAGATGCAAATAATCCTTCTTCATATTCTGGTACTGGAACTACTTGGAATGACATAAGTGGAAATAGTAAAAATTTTACTTGGACTAGCTCACCATCCTACAACTCATCTGGTATAAAATATTTTAATACGAATGGATATGGAGCAAATGGACCAGCTTCTAATTCTTTTGGAATAAATAATACTTCTGGGTATACCTTTATTTTTACAATGTATCAAAATGCATTAAATACTACTGGTTCTTTTAAGTGGTATGGTACTGCTGGTTATGGTCGTAGTATTTTTAGTCACGCTACTTGGGTTGATGGAACTATATACTGGGATCAGGGTGGATGCTGTGGTGCAGATACTAGAACAAACGTTGGATTACCAAATTCAACTGGCAATTGGCACGTTATAGGATTAAGATGTAATTATTCTGGAACTAATAGAACAATCTGGGACAATGGAACTATTCTTACAACTAATACTTCTGGAATTGCAAACATAGATTTGTCAGCAACCGCAGCAAATATTGGTTATAGTGATGAATATGGCACAAACTGGAATGCTAGAATAGGACAGTTTGCAGTTTACAATAGATCTTTAAGTGATACTGAAATGACTTCAGTAACTAATACATTTAAATCAAAGGTTGGATTATGATTGAAGAAAGAGTTAATATTTGTAAAGAATGTCCCTTCTTTTTAGTTGAATATAGTACTTGTGAAAAATGTGCTTGTCCATCTGAATGGTTACACAATAATGAAGAAGCAGTTTGTCCAGAAGGAAACTGGTAAATGGCTAATCCTTTATATAGAATGCTTGCATCTACTCAAGTAAGTGAATGGTTTGGACAGAATGATACTGGAAAAATTATAACTTCTTCTCGCTCTTCACCGCAAGCTTCTGGAGGAGTTATAAACACTTATACTGAAGGTGGAGTAACATATTACTCACATACTTTTTTATCTCCAGGAACTTTTACACCATCAAAATCTTTATCTGTTCAATATTTAATTGTTGCAGGTGGCGGAGGCGGTGGCGGAGGCGTATCCAGCGTTGGTGGTGGTGGAGGTGGGGCTGGAGGTATGTTAACTGGAACATCTTCAGTAACTGCTACAGCCTACTCAATTGTAGTTGGTGATGGTGGAACAGGAGTATTAAATGGTGCATCCAATCCAGGTTCAAATAGTAGTTTTAATTCAGTTGTAGCTACTGGTGGTGGTCGTGGAACTACAACTAATGGAAGTTCATCTACCACTGGTGGTTCTGGTGGTGGTGGTGGTAATGGATCTAATGGTGGTTCTGCTGGTACTGCTGGTCAAGGAAATAGTGGTGGCTCTGGTGCTGGAACATATACTCAAACTAACTGTGCTGGCGGTGGTGGTGGCGGTGCTGGTGGCTCTGGTGGAAATGCAGCAAACTTAAATAGTGGTGGTGCTGCTGGAGCAGGTTTGGCAAACACATATTCAACTGGTGCATCAGTAGTATACGCAGCAGGTGGTGTAGGTGGTGGACCATCAACAGGCAGTGGTGTAAATGGACCAGCAAATTCTGGAAATGGTGGTGGAGGAAGTGCTGGAGATTTCACTTCTGGAAAAAATGGTGGATCTGGTATTGTTGTTATTAGATATGCAGTTTAAATATTACTACTTGCAGACTTTTCATTAATAGTGTCTAATTCATTAACAATTTTATAAGCCCATTGAGTAATTGAATATTCATATTTATTATAATGATGACCACAGAAATATAAATCCCCCGAAACTCCAGTAGCAAGTACAAAAGCTTGAGCACCACATCTATCACAACGATCTGAAATTTTCAATACTTTTTTAACTTCTTCTTTAGTATCAGGCATTTATTACTCCTATGTTATTTATATGTTATAATTGTTTTTAAGTCTTACTTTGGAGTATACCATAAAACAATGAATAATTCAATAGCGATGTTTGTCGAAAACTGGCAAATGTTTTTATCTCTTACCGCCATATTAGGTGTTGGATATGCAACGGTAAGAAAATTTGAAAGAATTCTTGGTAAAGATGAAAAAGGTAGAACAATAGCAGATCGCCTTGATCGTGTAGAGCATCAAATATTTCCCAATGGCGGATCTAGCATGGCAGACAAGGTAAATAATCTTGAATCCAATCAAAGTGAAATTAAATCAGATCTTAAGCAATTAACTGGTGAAGTTAAAGTAATTAAAGACGTTCTAGTAGCATATATTGCAGATAAGAAATAAAATAGTTTGGTATAATAAAAGAGTAAGAAAATTTAAATAGGAGTGCCCAACATGACCCCAGGGCTTGTAAACTTTGTTTGTCCTCAAGGTAGTACCTTTAGAAGGACTCTAACATACTCCCTAGATAATCTTCCTATTGATTTATCTGGATATTCTTCAAGATTACAAGTAAGGCAAGCATATTATTCTGATAATCCAATTATTTCTCTAGTTTCTGGAAGTGGAATTACTATTGGAGGATCTGCAGGAACTATTGATATATTTATTGCAGCAAGTGCTACATCTGCTTTCCCTGCAGGAAATCACGTTTATGATTTAGAAATAGTAAGTCCATCAAACATTGTTGATAGATTAATCGAAGGTACATTTAATGTAACTCCAGAGGTAACAAGGTAATGGCAGAATTAAAGGTAGAAATTGATCAAATTGTAAATAATATAACAATTGATGAAGAAAATGTAGTAGTTCAATTAGGAACCTCTGGTCCACAAGGTGGAAGAGGAACTGGAATACTTAATGGTACATCTGCTCCAGATAATACTATTGGTATTGTTGGAGATTTTTTCTTAAATACAACAAACATGAATTTGTATGGTCCAAAAACAGATTCAGGTTGGGGAACTCCAACAGATTTAGTTGGAAGTCAAGAGCTTGGTTATGTTCACATTCAATCAGTACCCTCTGCGGTATGGAACGTAACACATGGATTAGGGTTTACCCCTAATATTACAGTAGTTGATACAGCAGGAACAGTTGTTGAGGGGTCATATAACTATCCAAATTCAAGTACTGTAGTTTTAACCTTTATCGGAGCATTTTCGGGAAGGGCTTATTTATCGTAATGAAGGAGGTGAAAATATATGTCTAGAAAATTTTTAACAAGTATTGATTTAAATCGTAATGAATTGCAAAACGGTGTTATCCATAATTTGGCTACAGATCCAGGTAGTGGAGTTGCTGGTCAAGTTTACTTTAACACTGTTGACAACACGTTAAAAGTATATACTGGATCATCTTGGGAAGCCGTTGGGTCTACTGAATTTATTGGTGATGCAGTAAATGATTTACTTGATAGTGGAACTGGAATTTCATTAAACTATAATGATGCTGGAAATTCTCTTACAATTGCAAACACTGGCGTAACTAGCATTACTGGTACAGCTAACGAAGTATCTATAAGCGGATCTGCTGGTGCAGTAACGGTAAGTCTTCCAAACTCTATTACAGTAGATGTAACTGGTGCTTTAACTGGTAATGCAAGTACTGCTAGCACTTTGCAGACACCTAGATCTATTGCTCTTGGTGGTTCTTTAAGTGGTAGTGTTAGTTTTGATGGAAGTCAGAACGTAACAATTACAGCAGATATTGTAGCAGATTCAGTCGCTCTTGGTGCAGATACAACTGGTGATTATGTAGCAGGTGCAAGTGCATCTGGTGCAGGTATCAGTGTAACTGGTTCAGGTGGTGAAGGTTCAACTCTAACTATTTCTAACACTGGTGTTACATCTCTTTCAGGAACAGCTAATGAAGTAACTGTTTCAGCATCTGCTGGAGCAATTACAATTGGTCTTCCAGATGATGTAACAATCGGAGGAAATCTTGGTGTAACTGGAAATCTAACTGTAAGCGGAAGCGTAACAACTCTAAATACAGAAACTTTGCTAGTTGAGGATAATCAAATTACCCTTAATAGCAATGTAACTGGAGTTCCTGCAGCAAATGCAGGTATTGAAGTTGAGCGTGGTGATTCAACCAATGCTTCTTTAATTTGGAATGAATCATCTGATAAATGGTCAGCTGGACTTCTTGGTAGCGAAACTGCTATATCTCTTGAAGGTCACGTCCATGCAACATCTGATATAACTGGATTACAGGAGTATGTTGAAGATACAGTTGGCACAATGCTAACAGACTCTTCAACAGTTGATTTCACATATTCAGATAATTCTGGAAGTGCTGGAACATTCACTGCTGGTATCATTACAGCTTCAACAAGCTATTTGACAACTGGTAGTGGTCTTGCTGTTGATATTTCTTCTGTAGAGTCAAAGTTAATAACTGATGGATTCCCAAAGAAATATGCAGTTAATAACACATCGCTAACATCAACTAGTGGAGTATGTACCTGGACTGTAACACACAACCTTGCAACTAAGGATGTAACAGTTCAAGTATATGAAGTTGCTGCTGATTATAATCAGGTAGAAGTAGATGTACAACATACATCAACATCTGCTATAACTATTAAAATTAATAGTGCAACAACAATTGCTGCTGACACATATCGTGTTGTAGTAATTGGATAAAGTATAATATAGTATGTGGGGGGCTAGATTAAACCCTAGCCCCTCATATTAGAAGGAAAAAATGGCAAAGAAATTTTTAACAGGGTTAAATTTAGTAGTATTACCTTCAGATCCTATAAGTGGATCCGAGGGGGAGCTATACTTTAATTCTTCAGCATCTGTTGCAAAGATTTACCAAGCAGGAGTTTGGTCAGTCCTTGGTGCAGGTGCTGGCGGTGGAACAACCGTTAGCACAACAGAGCCAGCTTCTCCAGAAACTGGGGATTCTTGGTATAAAAATGATACTGGTGAATTTTATGTATATGATGGAACCTACTGGGTAGAAGTAAATGGTGTAGTTCAGCCACCAACAGCACTTGATGATCTTACAGATATTGTAATTACCAGCCCCACTGATGGACAAGCACTTGTTTGGGATACCACAACTTCAAAATGGATAAATGAAACAGTCTCTGCAGTTAGTGATATCACAAGTCTTACAGATGTAACAATTAGTGGAGTCATAGCAAACAATGAAGTTCTTGCATATGATACAGCATCAAGTCTTTGGATTAATCAAACAGCAGATGAAGCAGGATTAGCAACAAGCTCTCATAATCATAGTTTAGACAGTCTTTCAAATGTTTATATAAATTCTTTAACTGATGGAGACGCTCTTATGTGGAGCTCCGCATCTTCTGCATGGATTAATCAAGAAGTACTTTTAGAAGCAGCTCTAATTAGTGCAACAGAACCATATCCTGCAGCACAAGGGGATCTTTGGTATAAAGATGACACTGCTCAATTTTTTGTATATGATGGAGTTTATTGGTTAGAAATAGGGGCATCAGCATCGGTAGGAACTAGTCTTTTTCTTCTTGAAGATGTTGACTTTACAGGTCCTGTAAATAATCAGATATTAGCATATAGTTCTTCAGGATCTGTTTGGACCAATAGAGATCCAAATGAAATAAATATTGCTACAAAAAGTGGTTGGGAATATATTGATTCAATTGTCATTAGATCGTATGATGGGTATTCAAATGGCATAATAAGTCTTCAAAGTGCTTCTAATTCAATAGTGTTAAATGATAGCATGGGTGTTATTATTGCAACTGGTTCAGGATCTGCAAACTTTGCATTTAATAATTCTGGACAACTTGTATTTCCAGATACATCAATTCAAAATACTGCATTTTTAGGAATAAATTCATATAACACTTCACAGATTTCTGAAACAGGTAATTTATATTTTACAAATCAAAGAGCAATAGATGCACTTTCGCCAACATTATTTGAATATTTAAGTGCCTCTGTAGCTGTAGACACTTACTTAACACAAAGTTCTGCTTCTTCAACATATTTAACTCAGACTAATGCGACAACTTTATATCAATCAAAAGATTTAAACCTTACTAATATTTCTGCATTATCAACAGCTGGAATCCTTATTCGTGGATCAGATTCAACATACACTACAACAGCCAACAACTCTTCTAACTGGGATACTGCCTACACGGATAGAAACAAGTGGGATGGAGGATCCACAGGTCTTACTGCATCTACTGGAAGAACTTCTTTAGGTCTTGTAATTGGAACAGATGTTCAGGCTTATAGCTCACATCTTTCAGGAATTAATACCCTTGGTTCTGGAACTGGGTTACTAAAAAATACAGCAGGAACATGGTCTTATGACACAAGTACATACGCCTTGTCATCAGCTTTATCTGGATATCAACCAGTTGACGGAGATCTTACAGCAATTTCTGCAATTACTTCAGGAGTTGGTCTATTAAAAAGAACTGGACCAGATACATGGACGATTGACACTAATTCTTATATAACTGGGTCTTCTCCAACAATTAGCACATCTTTAATATCTGGAACTAGTAGCTTTAATTTAGTAAATAGTACTGCAACAACAGTAAATTTTGCAGGAGCAGCAACAACATTAACAATAGGATCAACAGATGCAGGAGCAGTAACATCTCTTAGAGCTCCAACTATATCAACAACAAGTTCAACTCTAGATTTGTTTAATACAACTGCAGCTACGGTTAATTTTGCAGGAGCTGCAACATCTCTTACAATTGGTGGAACTCCAACTGGATCTATTACTGCAACACTATTTGGAAACGCAACAACTGCTACAAAAACAATTAACATTGGAACTGGTGGAGTTTCAGGATCAGAAACAAATATAAATATTGGATCTTCAACAGCTGGGGCAACTGGAACAGTTTCAGTTTATCCTTCTACAGTTTTTAATGGATCTATATCAGTTCCTACCCCAACAACTTCAACACATGCAGCAAATAAATCTTATGTTGATTCACTTGCATCAGGAATTAACATAAAGCCTGAAGTTGTTTATGTTTCCCAACAAGCTTTAAATGCAACTTATGTAAATGGAACATCGGATTCATCTGGAGGTCTTGGAGTTGGTGCAACTCTAACTGGAAATGTTGACGGAGCTTTAATTCTAGATGGAGATGAAGTTCAATCATCTCAAAGAGTTCTTATTAGAAATCAAGCAGATCAAAAACAAAATGGTATTTATGTAGTATCATTCCCTGGAGATGGTGATGACCCATTTATTCTTACAAGAGCAGTAAACTTTAATGGAGCAAGTGTAACTAGTGGTTTAATTAAATCAGGAGATTATGTATTCGTAACATCTGGAAGTGTTTCTGCAAACGATTCGTATGTAGTATCACAAGGTGGAACTTCTATTAATCCAGCTGGTGCAATAAAAGTTGGAACTGATAATATAATATTTGCACAATATTCTGGAGTTCCTTCAAATATTAGTACATTAGGATATGTAACTGTTGGAACTTGGGCAGCAACCCCAATTGATAAAGATTATATAGATTCTGAAATAGCAAGAACAAATAATCCGACACTTACTGGACATGTTACAGTTCCATCGCCTACAGACGATACAGACGCAGCAAACAAAGAATATGTTGATGATTTAATTTTTGCAAGTCTTCCATATTTACCAGACATTATTCCAATAGATGATATGAGATATGAGTTTGATGGAATTACTAGTAGATTCCTTCCAAAATTTGCAGGGGAACAAGTTGCTATAAACAATCCTTTAAGACTTCTCTTAACAATTAATGGTATAATACAAGTAGTGGATTTTCCAGAATATGTTTGGCAATCTATGTTACCAAGAGAAGGCTTTATGGTTGACTCAGATGGATACATAGCGTACTCTGAAGTTCCACCACTAGGATCAACTTTTGATGCAAGATTAATGCTTGGACCAAATGTAAATTCAATAAAGAAAGGATATCCATTCAAAGCAGTGGATATTTTATTAGGAGCATAAAAAATGGCAAGAAAGATATTATTTGAAACAGGGTACACATTTGACCCAGCTACACGAACAGTTGTAATTCCAGATCATATTCCAAGGGAAAGATTGATTCTTATTACAAATGTTACTACTAATCAGGTAATTTATAATTTTTCAGATCCAAGTCTTAAGGCAACAAGCTACACAGCAGCAATTGACACAAACAATGCTCCAACTACAACAGTTGTACTAAACTTTAATACAGCAGCTATGACCTCTACTGATAAGCTCCAAATAACAGTAGACGAGTATGCAGAAAGTTTCCAGCCAGATGAGTCCTATATGGATCCTGTTGGAAAATTGAGAGTTTCTACACCTACTTCTTTAATTGATACTGATTTTGAATATGGAACTCAGCCAACTAAATGGGAAGTGTTAAGCCTTACAAATAACAAGCCATCTTGCTACTACGATATTCAATCTCCAATTGCACAGCCTTCTGGAGGAACAAATACATTTGTTTCAATTGCAGGAACTGGATCTTCTAGGCTTGTAACAGTAGTAACTACAGCGGCTCACGGTCTTGTTGCTGGAGATAAATTCTTTATCCAAGACACATTGGATGTTAATGCAGATGGATGGTATTTAGTTAAAGCTGTTTCAACAACAACAGTTTCTAATGATACTTTTACATACTATGCAAGAGCAAACGCTACTAACGGATCAATTCTTGACGCAACAAAAACTTTTGCTTACAAAGCTTATAACTACACGGGATCTGAGATTCCTCTTTCAACTAGCTCTGGTTCTGCATTTGTAGCATCTGGTAGTACAGTAACAGCCACAACAACAAATGCTCACGGTATTAGCATTGGAGATCTAATTTATGTTTCTGGAACTACAGCTGCTTCCTCTAATCCACCAAATGGTGCATGGGAAGTAAAAACAACTCCAACAACAAATACCTTTACTTTTGATGTTATTGATGCCCCATCTGGTGCAATCACGGCAATTGCAAAATCTTTAACTGGAAGACCAGGATCCGTTTCTGTCCATAGACCATTTGATGGTGGAGTTAAATTCTCAACTGGGTCTTCCGCTCCTGGATCAAAAATTATTCGTCAGACTCGTAGATACTTCCGATACCAATCAGGCAAGGGCATTCAGTTCTCTACTGGATCTATGCTAAAACCAGTATTTTCAGTAGATTTAATTTCTTCATCTAGCACAACAGTTACTGTAAAAACTAGATATGAACATTTCCTTGGAATTGGTGCACAGGTTACAGTAGCAGGTGCAACTCAAACAGCATATAATGGAACTTTTACAGTTACAGCAATTACTGGACCTAAAGAATTTCAATACACCGCATCTTCAGTTCCTTCAGCAACTCCAGCAACTGGTTTCCCTATCACAGTAGCACCAGTTTCCTGGTTTGGTGGTCAGACAAGAGTTGGAATGTTTGATGACCAAAATGGATTCTTCTTTGAATTTGACGGACAAACGATGTGGGCAGTAAGACGCTCCAGCACGGATCAAATTTCTGGAATTGTTGCAACAACTCAAGGTTCTCCAACAATCACTGGTACAGATACTAGATTCTCAGAGCAATTAAATCCAGGAGACAAGGTTGCCATTAGAGGTCTAACTTACACCGTTCAATCAATTACAAGCAATACAGAAATGTATGTATTCCCAGAATATCGTGGTCAGACAGTAACCTCTGGTGGAATTGTAAGTAAAGTTGTCGATACTAAGGTTCCTCAGTCTGATTGGAATATTGATCAAATGGATGGAACTGGTCCATCTGGAGTAACCATAGACCTATCTAAAATGCAAATGTTCTACATTGATTACGCATGGTATGGTGCAGGTGCAATTAGATTTGGATTTAAAGACGAGCGTGGAGAAGTTGTATATTGCCACAGAATGACACATGCAAATGTTAAAACAGAAGCTTACATGCGTTCTGGAAACCTTCCATCACGTTATGAGGCAGCAGCGGATGCACCAGTTACAAAACTTTCAGCATCACTTTCAAACGTTGCTACCACTATGTCTGTTAGCAGTACTTCAGGATTCCCAACATCTGGAACCCTTTCTGTTACAAAGGCTGGAAATACTGGACAAGAAATTGAATATATTTCTTACACAGGAAAAACAGCAACAACCTTTACAGGTCTAACAAGAGCCCTAAGCAACGTAGTCATTAATCCAGTTTCTGGTGATACTGGTGGAGGTAATGGAACTGCACAATCATTTACTTATTCAGCAACTGCTCCAGTAAGAGTAGACCTGTATTCTAGACAATATGCAACTGGAACAAGTCACTGGGGATCATCTGTAATTATGGATGGTGGATACGATGATGATAAGTCTTTTGTATTCCAGGCAGGTATGAAAACTGGTGTAGTTGTACCAAGAAGTACAACAACAAGGTCTGCTCTTATTAGCTTAAGACTTGCTCCATCTGTAGATAATGGAGTGGTTGGAGTTCTTGGAGAAAGAGAGCTTATTAATAGAATGCAGCTGACTTTAAGACAAATGGATGTTTTAAGTCTGGTTGCAGGAACTGCTGGAAATCCAGGAGCCTTCCTTGTAGAACTTATATTAAATCCAAAACTTAATACTGCATCTGGAAACACTTGGACAAATGTTGGTGGATCAAGCTTGGCTCAAGTTTGTTATCACGCAGCAAACACAACTTTGGTTGGTGGAGAACCAATCTTCTCCTTCTTTGTATCGTCTCAGTCTGGTGAAGCAAACGTTGTTCAGCAAGATCTTAGTTTGGTTAGAGATTTAGGAAATTCAATTCTAGGCGGAGGAACAACAAATGCTACCTCAACAAATGAATTTAATATTTATCCAGATGGACCAGACATCGTAACAATAGCAATCAGAAACCTTTCTGGTTCTGGTGTAACAAGTGCTACGGTTAACGGAAGGCTTTCTTGGACTGAAGCCCAGGCATAATAGGAGAAAAAAGTGGGACTTAATAAACTAAACCACCTTTACTCTACTGAGCCATTAACAGTAGATTCTTTACTAGCCAACAACGATATTACAATTATTGATGACCTTAGTATTTTTGGAGAGACACTTCTTGATGGATTATTAGGATCTTCAAATCAAGTTCTTAAGGTTAATTCTGCTGGAGATGGAATAGAATGGGCTACACTTGATGCCCTGCCATCTCAATCTGGAAATTCTGGAAAGTATTTAACAACAGATGGCTCAGCAGCCTCTTGGGGAGTTTTAGATCTATCTTTTAACGCAACAACGGATGCAATACTTTCTGGTATAACTATTAATGAAATTGCTTATCCTGCAACTACTAGACTAGAAGTAACTCAAGCAAGTATGGCTTACTTAATTAATAATCAATACTCAGGAAATAATCCAACAATATATGCAACCGCTGGAACTACAATTGCTTTTAACTTAGATGTAGAAGGGCATCCATTTTTAATTAAAACTGCCTCAGGTTCAGCAAACTATGATACAGGATTAATTCACGTTGCTACAGATGGAACAGTTACTACAGGCTCTGCTGCCCAAGGTAAAGTATCAGGAACCTTATATTGGCAAATTCCTTCTAGCATAAGTGGGGAATATGCATATCAATGTCAAATTCATAGCGGAATGCTTGGAGTAATTACAATATCATCTCCATCATCTTCAAATATTGGAGTAGCAACTGGAACTTCTTTAAATACAACTGGAAATGTTATAAGCCATGTTGATATTTCAACACCTACATTTACATCAAATGCTTATTATTTAGTAGAAGCAGACGATGGAAAATTATTGATGTTAGATAATTCAACTACTGCCGCAACTTTGTATGTTGGAACAGATGCAACATGTAATTTTGCTATTGGAACTCAAATAACCATAGTTCAAAAAGGAGCTATTGCTGGACAAATAACTGTTACTGCAACTACTCCTGCAACAACTACAATAAATGCAACACCTGGTAAAAAATTAAGAGCACAATGGTCTTGTGCTACTTTAGTTAAAACCGCAGCAAATACATGGGTATTGATGGGAGATTTAGTAGCTTAACATGAAGTTTGTTAATATTATTCCATCAGTTTCTAGAAGAAAGACTTTTAAAGACACATTTGATAGAGCTAATACGGCTGGATCACTTGGAGCATCTTCTGATGGAAGTTTGTGGAGTGCAATAAGGGGAACATTTACAGTTTCCACTAATAAAGCAGTGTCTGTAGATGCAGCTAGCTCATATCCAGCTGCTACAGTTGATATGAATACCCAAAACGTTTCAATATCTATTAAAGGCTCTACTCAAGGAAGTACTGCAGCACTATGGGTTACTGACAGTGGAAACTGGTTTGGAGTTGGAATTGATCAAACAATGGTATCTGCAGCTACTTTAAGTGCAGGAGAAAGAGCGTTAATAAGTTGTAATTGTGGTACTTGCGAAACACCAGGAAACTGTGCTTCACCATCTTATCCGTGTAGTTCACCATCTTATCCGTGTAGTTCCCCATCCTATCCGTGCAACACAGCACTAACCTGTAACTGTGCTAATTGGACCTATACTTGCAATGTTACAGGAAATAGATATTGTAAAGCTGACTGGTATAGGTGTGGCAACTGGGCATTTAACTGTAACGCTTACAATAAAACAGGAAATTGTAAATCTGGTTGGTATAGGTGTGCTGCATATGCATATAACTGCAATGCTTACAATGCTGGAAACTGTAATAATTCTAGCACTTATAACTGTACTGGTGGATACAACATTTGCTCCTGTACTAATGGATACTACTATAGCTGTGGTCCAAATGGCAACAGCTACTTCTATCAATGTGACGGAGGAGTATACTACTACGCCTGTGGAGGAAATAACGCAAGCACTTTTTATGAGTGCAGCTGTCAAACTTGTTACCCACAATATGTTAGATTTATTCAGTCTGCATCGAATACTGTAACTCAATTAGCATCATGGATGGTAGCAAGTGTTATTCAATCATTTAAAGTAGTGACTTCTGGAACTTCTGTTACTATAACTCCTTATTCAGATACATCTTTGGCTACACAGATAGGATCAAACCTAACACACACAGCAACTGGAATTGCAATTAATGCTAGATATGGTATAATGGTAAAACCTTCAAGTTACAACCAAGGAAATTCAATAGAAGAAATAACGATAGAAAGTTTATAAGAGGTTAATATGACTGATAAAATTTTACCAGAAATTCCAAGCTTAAGCTACCCAGCAGCTGAGCATACGCCAAATCACGAGTTTGATGTTGCTATGATTATAAACGGTATTGTTTTTCAAGTAATTAATATGGACGGCAATGCCGCAGCACAATACTTGTCAAACCCTACTTTTGTTCAAGTCGCACCTGGTCAAGCAAAAATTGGATGGACTTATCAAGATGGAACATTTTCACCACCATCAAGGCTACCAGGATTATAAGAAAAGAGAATTTTTATGAAGCTTATAAAGTTTACTTCTATGTTAGATGATGGAATTGGAGCACCAGAACCTATTAAAAAATTTATTCCAGATTGGTATAAAAAAGCTGAGACGTACTATGTTTCTGAATCAGACAATGTTTCAGTAGAAGATGGAACCCAAGAAAAAATGGCAGGATTAAAAACCTGTGTACCATTTTTAGATTGTATGATTTCTGGATATGCGATAGTAACACCTTTTGATATATTTATTGGAAAAAATGATGACGGAACTCTTGCAATAAAGTGGAATGGTCCAGATTCTTGGAATGATTATATAAATGAAAGACCAAAAGAGTCTGGATCAACAATACCAAGACCAACGGGTCATCATCCAAATCATTTAGTTTGGTCAAATAGGTGGGGGTTCAGAGCTCCAAGAGGATACAGCGTACTTATTACACATCCATTAAATAGACACGATCTTCCATTTACAACTTTGTCAGGACTAATAGATAGTGATAATTTTTGGGCTAATGGAAACCTTCCGTTTTTTATTAAAGAAGATTTTGAAGGAATAATTCCAAAAGGAACTCCAGTTGCTCAAATAATTCCAATAAAAAGAAAGAAATGGAAAATGATAAAAACTCAAGGTTATAAAGATATTTATAATAAACAAGGCAATCTTGCAAGACAAAAAGAAACAACTTATAAGAAAAAAGATTGGGTAAAGAAGGTTTTTGAATGATGTTTAAAAAAAATCGCAAGCACTCTAACGGTCTTGTATATATGAGTACTTTTGACTTACTTAAAAAAGTTTTTAAAAAAGAAGATAGGTTTAAGAATAAAAAAAGTATTTCATCTAATAGAAATTCACCACCTCCACCAAATTCAGTAATTAATCACTTAGCAGTAATTCTTGATGGAGAAGTCCAAGAGGTACTTAGAGCAGAAAACAGATTGGCTGCTCTATTTCTAAGTGGTCCAGAATTTGTTGAGTTTGATCCAAATGAAATTCAAGTAGATATAGGATGGAAGTATGAAGATGAAGTTTTTGAACAGGGCAAGTAATAAAGAGATAAAATTTATTTCTAACAAACCTGAATTTGATCTACCGAGACCAATTCCATCAAGTAAACTTATTCCAGAGTGGTATAAAAATCTTCCTGGCGTAGTTGAAAAGATAGAAACTATGAAAAAATGTATTCCAGTACTAGATGGATTTACTACAGGATATGTAATAACTTTACCAGTAGACGTTCATTTTAATGGAGATACTGGTAGATTTTGGTACGACAGCCCTTATGAATTAAATTCAGACCACATGCCATCTCAAACTCAGGGTATTGATCCAGGTGAAGAATTTGACGAACAGCCACATAAGTGGATAAACAGTTGGCAAATAAAAACTCCAAAAGGATATAGCTGCATGTTTACTCACCCAATAAATAGATCAGACTTGCCATTTAGATCAATAACTGGAATTGTTGATACAGACAGGCATCCTTTAGTAATTAACTTTCCATTTTTTATGAAAAAAGGTTTTTCTGGAGTAATTCCAGCAGGTACTCCAATTATTCAAATACTTCCATTTAAAAGAGATAACTGGAATTCTAGCGTAATTGATGATAGGGAATTTATAGATCATCCAGAAGCTCACGAGGTAGAAAACCCACCGTTTAACTGGTATAAAAGAAGATGGTGGACCAGAAAGGTATATAGCTAGTGGAAACAATTTTTGTTTCAATGCCATCAATGATGGATACCGAGTCTGTTATTACAATTAAGAATGCTCTAGATACTGCAAATTATAAAGATAGGGTATTTTTTGGAGTATCCGTATTAGATACTAATAAAAAAACTTATGAAGAAATTGAAAAAGTTTTTAAAAACAACAGCAACGTGTCTATAGATTTTAATTTATTAAAAACAAAGAATATATCTCAAATAGGAACTGGATCTGGAAGAACAAGGTGTGCATCACTTTATTCAGGTCAAGATTATTTTTTACAAATAGATTCTCATACTAACTTTGAAAATGGTTGGGACGACTATTTAATTTCACTTTTTAAAGAAGCAAAAGAAAGTTTAAAAATAGACAAAATTGTACTTACTGCATATTTAGGAAGATACTCTTATTCTCCAGATAGAAAAAGAGTAAGTGGAGTGGTGGGTGAAATATCTTATCCATATATGATTCCAGACACCTTCTTTTTAAATTACATACCATTTTGGAAAAGCAAAGAGTGTCTTGTTGATAAAGTAAACAAGTTTGTTCCATGCGTAAAATTTAATGGAAACTTTGCTTTTGGCGATAAAGAGTTTATTAATAATTCTGGAGTTTATAAAGATAGTATTTTCTATGATGAAGAAATGATACAATCTATTAATTTAATTGGAAATGATTTTGCAATGGTTTTTCCAAATGTTAAAAGATTTCCATTAACACATTTGTATAGTGATGAAATAAATGAATTTGGTGGAAAAAGAATGTATTTTAATGACTATCTTAGTAAAAAACAAGAAAGTGAAGTTACTCAAAAATGCATTAAAAATTATCTTGATTTTATTAATGATGTTGAAAATTCTGTTAAAGTGAAAAAATATGAAAAATATGCTAAAATTAATATTAAAAGAGGAGCTGTATCACAAAACTACGCTCCAAAGAAATATATCGTGGAGGATTAAATGTCAGAGTTACCAAAAGTTCCAGATTTAGTATTTCCTATACCACAAAGTGATACAGTTGGTGATGGGAAAAAAGCTAGACCTTGGGACATTTTTAATAAAAATATTGAAAAGGTTTCTTCTAAGATTCAAGAAGAAAGAATGTCTATTTGTCTTGGATGCCCAGAATTAATTAAAGCAACAAAGCAATGTAAAAAGTGCGGATGTATTATGGAACTAAAAACAAAATTACCACATGCAGAGTGCCCTTTGCAAAAATGGGGCAAAGTACAACTTGAAGACAATCCAATAGCCTATAAAGAGGAGATATAGTTGCCAACCATAGAATTTATAGAAGGTGATGCAACAAATATTTCTTTTATTAAAAATTCATCTATTGATTTAATTATAACTCATCCACCATATCCAGGGGTAGATTCAGAACGATATGGAGATTTGTCAAATAAGCAAATAAATTATAATCATAATAAATTTTTAAAACTTCTGGTCAAAGCAACAAAAGAAATGGAACGGGTTTTAAAGAAAGACGGAAGTATTTGGATAAACATAGGTCCTTTAGATGCAATGCCATACAAGTATTTGGTTGAAGTATTAGGAAAAACCAATCTACACCATTCTTCAACTATAATTCATAGAAATAAAGATGCTAAAGAGCTTTATAAAAATGTTGAAGGAATGGATCAAGACTTTTGGATATGGTTCCAGTTTACAAAAATTGAACAAGGATTTTATTTTAATCCATTTAAAGTTAAAAAATATAATAATCCTATATGGGAGCTAGAAGAAAATAATCAAAATTCTGAAGTGGATTTAGAATTAAAAAATAAACATAAGTGGAATATAAATGACACTACTCCAAAAGAACTGCCAGAAAGATTAATAGAGATGTTCTCTAAAAAAGGAGAAATAGTTTTAGATGTTTTTAGTGGAAGTGCAATAATTCCAGTAACAGCCTACATGCTTGGAAGAAATAGTATTGGAGTAGATATATCAAAAGATCAAAAAGATCTTGCGGAAAAAAGATTAGAGATAACAAAAAGGATTGGTAATGAGTAAGTCAATAGAGATTATAAAACTTTATGATGATCTAATGTTTAAGGTAGTTCCTCTTAAAAAAAATAGAGTTTGGATGGATAAAACTGATGACAATGCCTATAGATGCATTCCATTAAATGTTGCAAATACTTATGGATGGATGGTTTTGTCTCCAATTGATTTTTCAGCAGAATGGGATGGAAATAATAGTAAAGATAGTATTCGTGTAGATCTTGCTCCAAATTATGATAGGAAACTTGTATCGTCAGAATTTGGTCATGGGATACTTTCAATAGTTCCAGATTTTATTATAAAGACCCCACCTGGATTTTCAACATATGTCCGTGGCGTTCCAAATCAGATATCAAAAAATTTACAGCCATTTGATGCTGTTGTTGAAACTGATTGGCTTCCATTTACATTTACTTTTAACTTTAAGTTCACAGCTCCTGGAAAATTATCAATTAAAAAAGATCAACCGCTTTTTACATTCTTTCCAGTAGAAAGAGGATTTATTGAATCTTTTGACACTGTTGTATCAAACATAAAAGATAATGAAGAATTACTGAAAGACTACAAGGAATACAATGATTTAAGAGATATGCAATCTTCTGGAAATAAGGACAATGTTAAAGGAACTTATTCTCGTGGATTTCTAGGGGATAAAAAGTTTGACATTATTAACCATCAAAGAACTACAATTTTGTCAGAATTTGAATAATTACCATATTGGCTATAATGAAATTGCTGCTAAACATGGTATAATAATTGAAGGTGATTAACTATGGCATTTCCAGGAACTTATAACTTTAACTACTATGCTGGTGACACTTTTGAGTTTTTTGTATACCCAAAAAATTCTACTGGTGGAGTATTTGACGATCTTTCTAGTTATTCTGCACTTTTCTTAGTTGCTACATCTAGAGGTTTATCGGCATCTGCAGCTGCTATAAACTCTGTTACTGCTTCAACAGACGCTTCAGCAACCGTTTTAGATGGAGATCATGTTTCCTGTACCATCAAACCAGCTGGAGGTAGAAAACTAACAGCCCCATCATATCTTTATGATCTTCAAATTATAAATACAAGTGCATCTTCATCCTCTTTCGGAAAAGTATTTACTCTTTTAACTGGAACAATAAGTGTTACACAAGATGTGGCGGTAACTTAGCATGGCAATAGATACTATTATATCTAATGATGAATTAGTTGTAGTTGGACCACCTGCCTCAGTATCTGTAAGTGTTGATATTGGTCCACAAGGAGAACGAGGATCCCAGTTCTATTCTGGTATTGGTCTTCCTACAGAAGCAGCAAATGTAGCAAGTCTTGTAGATGCAAAAGTAAATGACCTTTATATAAATAGACTCCTTGGTGGAAATTATGGGGTTGTTTATAAATTAAATGCGACTCCTGGCGGAACTATTTGGCAGTCTATATTAAATTTTCAACCAATATCTCATAGCATTCAAAAAATAGTTAATTTCACATCTGGTACTGGATCTATTTCAATACCTTTGGCAGATTTTTATTCTACTGCACCAGAAAACTTAGATCCAGAAACAATCCTTGTTCAAGCAACATCAGAATTAAACAATCCAGCATTTGTATCTATTTCTAATAAAAGTATTGTAAATGTTGGAAGTCCTGCTGTTAAAACTTTTATTGCAGAATTAAAGGGTGCACAATTATCTTCAGGATCTGTGTCTTTAATTTCATCATCTGCAGTACCTATAAATTTTTACATAACTGCAGGGGTAGGATAATAAAATGGCAACAAGAATCAGTGTTACTAAAGATTTTACTAATAATACATTTGACACATATGTTCCAGATTTAACAGACAATGCAGATATTCAAAATGCATTCGAATTATTTTATTATGGAAATTCAGATATTGGAAATACAGAAGGGGATGTAAGTCTTCATAAAAATCTTGTAAATTTTGATACCAGAATTACTTCAGCAACAACAGGACTTTCTGGTCATGAGGGGTCTAGTACTGTACATGGTGCAACTGGTGCTATTGTTGGTACAACAAATACTCAAACATTGACTAATAAAACAGTTAATTTAACTGATAATGTTTTAAGTGGTACTACCGCACAGTTTAATGCTGCACTATCAGATAATAACTTTGCAACAGAAGCCGCACTTGGATTAAAACCAACTCTTACTTATGAAGGTTCAACCGTAAATAGAAATATTTTTGTTCAAGCAGCACAGCCTACAGCAATAAATGTTGGCGACATTTGGTTTGATTTCTAGGAGCTAATATGGCAATTGTTTGGGGATCCTATACAAACAACAACAGCAATGGTATGCGTGTTGGTTTGGACATATCTTGGTCAGCTGTTGACCATAATTCAAGTAGTACAACTGCTACAGTAAAAGTTTGGACACAAAATACTTATAACTATAATGATGCTCAATCAATTAGTTATACAAATCTCTATACCTCTACTGCTATGAGTTCACTAGCAGCAACATCTTACACAAATACTGGAAGTAGTGGTTCTTCAACTCAGAGATCTACTAGATACTATGTTCACACCTATGGTTCTAATCCAGCAACTATAACATTTGGTGCAACGGTTTCTGGATTGTATAATGGTGGAAGTCCAACTGTTTCAGTTTCTAGCACTACTCCAACTAGACCAGCTGCACCACCACCTCCCTATGTCGAACCACCTCCCTATGTCGAACCACCTCCACCTCCAATATATGCACCATCTGCACCTCAGTCTTTTGCTGCAAATACTTCAACATTTGGACAGATTGGTTTATCTTGGGCAGCACCATCTAGCAATGGTGGATCTTCCGTAACCAGCTATGTCCTTCGTAATGGTGCAACAGTGCTTCAAAATACTGCAGGAACTTCCTACACACACACAGGTCTATCCCCATATACAGACTATTCCTATACAGTAACTGCTGCCAACTCAGCTGGTGAGGGTTCTGCTGCATCTTTAACCGCTAAAACAATGGGTGGAATTTGTAAAGTATGGAATGGTTCTGCTTGGGTTGTAGCCTTACCTAAAGTCTGGAATGGAACATCTTGGGTAAATGCTCAAGCAAGAATTTGGGATGGATCTGAATGGAAGTATGGAATTTAAAGTATTGACAATTTTATGCTTTTAGTATATAATTTTATTAAGTACTATAGACAGGAGAAATAAAATGGTACTCAAGTTAACAAAATCACAAAAAGAAATGGTGCAATCTTATGGTCGCTCATTTTTAGGTGCAGCACTTGCACTGTACATGGCAGGTAATACAGATGTATACACATATGTCTACGCATTAGTTGCTGCATTTGCTCCAGTTGCTATCCGATTCTTTAATAAGAATGATATTGCATTTGGAAAAATTTCTGGTAATTTAACTTCAGAAGAAGTTGCTACAGAAGTTGTTAAGGCAGTAAAAAAAGCTGCTACAAAAAAGACACAGAGTAAGTAACAAAACCTATGCCAACTCCGACAATTGCTTTTCTAACCTATGACTGGTCTTTTGGTATAAAGCCATTGCAGCCAAATGGATGTGGTTGGTATAGAGCATACCTTCCAATGAAGCAATTGAAGGAGCATGGCTGGGAAAGTGGAATTGGAATGCCAGGATTTAGCGAAGAACATGCTTTTGGTATTTTAATCCCAGATGAAAGAGCTATCCACGGATGGGACATAATTGTTTTAAAACTAATTATGCTTAAAAGGTTTGTTGATCATGTTGCAAAAGCAAGAGAGCTTGGTCAAAAAATTGTTGTTGATATTGATGATCATATGGAAGGTCTTGAAGAAACAAATCTTGCATACAAGACAACTCATCCAGATTCAAATCCAGATAATAATAGAGATCACTATGTTGCAATTATTGAACAGGCAGATGCTTTAATAACTTCCACCCCATTTTTAAAAGATTACTATCAAAAAAAATATCCAGACAAGCCAATATTTATAGTAAGAAATGGCATTGATATTGAACGATGGGGAATAAAAAGAAAAGACCATGCTGGTCGTCTTCCAACGTTTGGCTGGGTTGGTGCTACTCCCTGGAGATCTGGAGACCTAGAAACATTAAAACCATTCTTTGGAGAATTTTTAAAAAAGAAACATTTAAAATTTCATCATGCAGGAAATGTTATTAATGCTCCATCAGCAGCTAGTCAAATTGGAATTGATAAAAAGATTTGCTCATTTGAGCCAATGAAGACAATGTTAAATGTTCCAGAATTATATAGAAGAATGGATGTTGGAATTGTTCCATTAAGAAATGTTGAATTCAATCATGCAAAGTCATACCTAAAAGGTTTAGAAAATGCAGCAGCAGGAATTCCTTTCATTGCATCTGGAGGACTTCCAGAATATCAACTTTTTGCAGACTCTGGAGTTGGAAGAATTGCAAACACTCCTGATGAATGGATTGGTCATATGGAAGAATTATTAGATCCAAAAGTTAGACTTGAAGAAAGAACTAAAAACTTTGAAATCATATCTGAAAAGTTTTCAATGAAACAAAGAGGGCATGATTGGGACGAAGTTTGTAAAAAAATTCTTGCGTTATAATATATGTATGGCTAAAATATATATAAAAAGTGATGAATACTCAGAACCAGTTAAAACTTTTTTAAAGAAATATATTAGACAAAGTACTCCCCATAACTTAGCAGTCCACGAACAAAATGCTGACATATGCATTAGTCTTTTTATTCCAGAATATCCAGCAGAAGAACTATTCAATGCTTACTTGTATAATAATGATAAAAATATGGAAGAGCTTGCAGATAGAATTTACTATCAATGTTCAAAGGCTGAAGTTAAAACTATGCAAGTTGCAAAAAGATCTATGCCAAGAGAGGAGTATGAAATGAATTTTAAGTGCCCAACGCTTGGTATTAATCTAACAAATGATTCAAAAGAAATAGATGAAGAAGTCTATGCATTAGTAATTGGTCAAGGAATTGTTTCTTACTTTTCCCCAGGAACTGTCTTTAATACATTTTCAGTAAAAGACAAGATTAAAAAACCAGGGGATAAAGGTTTTACCAATAGAAAATATATTCAAGAGTCAACAAACAACTATAAAATATTATTTAAGAAATAGATAGAGAAATATATCCTTTAATTCTTTCTATCAAATTAATTCCTGGATAAAAAGATGTTTGGCATCCAAGACAATAGAAAAATACTTTGTCACTACTGTCTACTTTAGAAACAACAGTATCACCAGCATCAAATTGACATTCTATTTTTAATGCCTTATTATTTTTTACAAGATCGTTATAGTAATTAACCTCTTGAATTGTTAAATCCATTTGCTTCTCCTTGAATATTCGTGTAGAATGTATCTATTACATTTTATCAGAAGGACGTGTTACAAAATGTCATTTATTGACTCCAACGGATCCATAGCAGATCCATACCGCAACTTTATTCATATCTCAAGGTACGCTCGCTGGATTGAAAGCGAAAACCGTAGAGAAACGTGGCAGGAGACTGTTGACAGATATTGTAACTTTATGAGAGATCATCTTGTTCTTAATCATGGATATAGCCCAAATGCAAAAGTTTTTAATGAAGTTAGAGAAGCAATTTTAAATCATCACATAATGCCTTCTATGAGGGCACTGATGACCGCTGGACCAGCTTTAGAAAGAGACCACATAGCAGCCTACAATTGCTCCTTTATCTCTGTAGATAGCCCTAGAGCCTTTGATGAGGCAATGTATATCTTAATGAATGGAACTGGTGTTGGATTTAGTGTTGAGCAAAAATATATAAACCAGCTTCCAGTAATTGCTGAGTCATTTTTTCAAACAGATACAACTATTGTTGTTGACGATTCTAAGCTTGGATGGGCAAAAGCCTTTAAAGAACTAATTGCACTTCTTTATCAAGGTCAGATTCCAAATTGGGATGTTTCTAAGGTTCGTCCATCAGGAGCAAGACTAAAGGTATTTGGTGGAAGAGCTTCTGGACCAGACCCACTTGTTGACTTGTTTAAATTTACTATTGAAACATTTAGACTTGCTGCAGGAAGAAAGCTAAAGTCAATTGAAGCACACGACCTAATGTGTAAGGTTGGAGAAGTTGTTGTGGTTGGTGGAGTTCGCAGAAGTGCTTTGATTTCACTCTCCAATCTTGATGACTTTGAGATGGCAAAGGCAAAAAGTGGACAATGGTGGGAAGGAAATGGACAAAGAGCTTTAGCAAATAACTCTGCTGTTTATAATTCAAAGCCAAATACTGCACAGTTCCTTCGTGAATGGAGAAACCTTTATGAGTCAAAGTCTGGCGAGCGTGGTATCTACAATATGGATTCTGTTCGTAAGCATATTGACAAGTTTGGTCGTAGAGACTCAAGTCTAGTTGGTGGAACAAATCCTTGTGGAGAAATTCTTCTTCGTCCAAATGAATTTTGTAATCTAACAGAGGTTGTAATTGATGCAACTGATACAAAAGAAACTCTTCTTGAAAAAGTTCGTCTTGCTACTATTCTTGGTACATGGCAATCAACTTTGACAAACTTTAAATATATTAGAAAGACTTGGAAAGATAATTGTGAAGAAGAAAGACTTCTTGGAGTATCTTTAACAGGAATTTATGGAAATAAAATTACTGCTACAAATGGAAAGGCTCTTGAGTCCCTTCTTGATGAAATGAGAGATCTATCTGTTTCAGTAAATGATAAAGAGGCTAAGTCTTTAAACATTAACCCTTCAGTATCAATTACCTGTGTAAAGCCTTCAGGAACTGTCTCACAGCTTACAGGAGTATCTTCTGGTATCCACCCGTGGTATTCAGAATACTATGTAAGAAGTGTTAGAGCAGACAACAAAGATCCTTTAACACAATTCTTAAAAGATTCTGGAATTCCATTTGAACCAGATGTTATGAAGCCTGAAGCAACAACTGTATTTTACTTCCCAATTAAGGCTCCAAAGAATGCAGTTCTTACAAAAGATCTCACTGCAATTGATCACCTTGAAATGTGGAAGACATACAGAACTCACTGGACAGAGCACAATCCAAGTGTAACTGTAAATGTTGAAGAAGATGAATGGATGCGTGTTGGAGCCTGGGTCTTTGATAACTTTGATTCAATTGGTGGAGTATCCTTCTTACCAGCGGTAGAGCACTCTTACAAGCAAGCCCCTTATCAGGAAATTTCTAAAGAAGAATACGAGTCATGGGTTAGCAAAATGCCTGATTCAATTCGCTGGGACATGCTTTCTTTGTATGAGACAACTGATGGAACAACTGGAAGTCAAGAGCTATCTTGTGTAGCTGGAGCCTGTGAAATTGTAGATATTACAAGGTAGTCTCTGTGATAAAATAGACTAGAGGTAATCTATGTCCTACACAAGTTCAAATCTTTATGCTTCAAGAGTTTATGCAGAGCACCCAGTAGCTTTGTGGGCTATGGATGAACCAAATTATTTTGTTTCTTTAATTTCACAAGAAGAAAAAGAAATAACAGAATCTAGTTGGGATTTTGATAACGTTATCAGCTCTGCTTCCGTATTCACATTGTCTGGATACCCTTTTGAAGACCTAGATGTAAATAAAGTGTATCTTGCCACAGCTTCAGCAGCAACAGTAGAGTTTACAGTGTCCCTGTCAGCTTCATTATCTTACTTAGAGTTTGATCCCAACAAGGGTAGTGTATGTATTTCTAATTATATTTACATTCCTGAACAAACTTCTATCTTGTATACAGACGTAGGATTTGTTGTAGATGGGGAAGAGTCATATACAAGATACTCATTCCTAAGAGCAAATATCTGGGAAAAAATTTCTCATACAGAGCAAGTAGTTGGAGAAAGCTTTTCCCCTTTTATAAGAGTGGTATATGACCCAGATGTTGATGCTACTGAAGAAAACTCTTCTATTTATTTTAATGGAGTATCTGTTGCACAATGGTCAGAACCATATAGCTCAATAAGTACTGGAATCCCCAGTGCATCTTTGATTACGCTACCAAGTAATATCGCATCTTTGATAGATTACCCTGAATCAATAAAATGCACTATCCTAGATCCATATGGTTTAAATGATATTTCAGACAACGGATACGTTACATGCTTAAACAATTCTCTCTCTGCAAAACTTTCTAGTATCCCAATGGTTTACGGGTCCTCTGGGAATATTAAAATAAATAAGGATGCAATATTCTTAACAGAGCTAGTTGATGGCTCTTCCTTAGACCCTTTAATTATTGACGGGGGATCTTCTTCTGCAGCATATTTAGAGTATATTGATGGAGGAGGAGCTCTTCAGTTTTTATATTTAACAGAAGATCAGTATTATAATTTTCCATCGCTAATCTTTCCTGGAAAAGGATTTTTAAATCAATACGGTTACAATAAAACTCTTACAACAGAATTTTGGCTAAGAATAAATCCTGAAACAACTACAAGAAAAAGAATCTTTGGACCACTTGCATCAGAGGATGGAATCTACGTTGATAGAGATTTTATAACTGTAAATGTTGGAAAATATACAAAGTCTTACTTTATTGGAAAATGGTATAGACCTATGTTAGTTAATTTTTGTCAAAGCCCAAATGAAATTTTCTTAATGATAAATGGAGAAAAAGTTATATCAATTCCAATTGAATCATTACAGATTTCAACTTTCCCAGCAGAAGACGAGGACTACTTGGGATTTTTCACAAATGAGTCTATATATCTTTTTGAAATTGATTCATTTTCCATATTCCCATACGTTGTTGCAGAGCAGGTTGCAAAGAAAAGATATGTCTTTGCACAAGGTGTTCAAGAACAAGAAAATATTGTTGCATCAAAAAATGGAGATCTTTCTTATGTAGATTTTCCATTTTCTGGATATAGTTCTACAATTAAATATCCAGATAGGAGTAAATGGAACGATGGATTCTATAATAACATTGTAGCTAGTGATAAAGGCATCAGTCTACCAGAGTACCAGTTGCCTGAAGTTATATTCAACAATAACTCAGCATCAACAGTTTTTCAAAAATCTTCAATTACTTCAGGTTTTTATGAAGAGAATTATGCAATACAAAATGAAGAGCACCCATATATTTCAATGGATCCTAATAATTTATATGCAGCAAATAATTCTTATGGAACTATTTATTTCTCAAAATTAAATCAAGCAGGATCTCAAACAAGATCAATACACTCAATACTAAAGTCTTCAAACAATGTTTCAACAAGGCAGTCCTTAATTTATATTTCAAATAATTTTGATGGTAATATTTTTGAAGTAGCAATAAACTCTGGAAGCCTTCAGTATATTTATAATGAAACTATTTTAAATTCACAAGCTATTGGTGCAAGCTCATATTTTGCAGTAGGTATTGACTTTGATAAAATTGAGCAAACCTATTACTCAACTGTTGGATCCTTTTTCTCAAGACCAGAATCTCTTTCTTTAAACTTTGCAGGAAATCAAGAAGAAATATTTCTTGGAAAAATATTTTCTTTAACAATGAATAATGATTTCTTTACAGATAAAGATGGGTCTCAGATATTTAATTTATCTGGAATAGCAATTAAAGAGTTTGACACAGATTTATATGATTACATTGGATCTTACACCCTGTTGCCAAAAACAACAAATACTTCAATAATTTTAGATGTAGGAGTTTCAGGATATTGGGAAAATTCAATACCTCTATCTTATTTTGGAAAGTACATAACCAAGGCTGACGGTACATTAAAGTATGACTTAGATTTATTACAATTTAACATTGATGCACCAAGTTCAATATTTTCAAAGTATAACGAAACATCTTCAAATTATCAAGATTCTCTATCAACAAAAGTTTATGTAACATTACAAAACATAGTTGAATTAGGCAATGTGGTATATACTCAATTCACAAATGTAGAAAATATTGGAATGAATAGAATTTTAGATTTAGGAGAAATTACTTCCTCAGAAAATACAAAGTATAAGATTGATAATGGAACTATCATTTATCCACCAAAAGACGTATCTGGTTTTACTAACTACTATATAACCATTCATATTGAAATTTCTTCTAAGGGAGTAAATACAGAGAATGTAAATATTAAAAATATGGGACTTGTTTCACTGTCTTTTGATGAGGGGCAATTCTATTCAATTAATACTCCTGCTACAGGAAAGTTCTACCCAATAGTTAAAAATGAAGACCAGTACGTTTATAAAAGAAATATCCCAGTAGTTATAGACACTGACTCCTCTCCATATTTATATTTAGCTGGAGACTCTGGGATAGAAGTGTTGCCAGATGTAGATGAAAATTTAGTAAAAGGAATTGCTATTCCAATAAATCAAACACTAAAAAGCAATCAAGAAGTTGTTGGACTACAAATGTTTTTAATGTATGACGAATCTAATCTATTTACTGAAAGAAGAAAGATTGGTAAAATATTTAGTTCTGATGATTCATACGATATTATTCTAACTCCTGAAGATGATGGAAAAAGAGCTTTCTTGAACATCTTTAATTCTAGTACTGGTGCACAATTTACTAATACTAGATTCTTTTTAAATGGAAATGCTGTAAACAATATAGTAATTGAACCTCTAGTTTGGAATTATATTGGCGTATCTTTTGAAAAAGAGCCTGGAGCAGAGCACTATCCAATCTATCTAAATTCAGCCATTGGAGAAATAGAGGTTTACTCTGGAGTAAAAATAGACAATGTTGCAAGCTTTATGGAGCTAGATCCTATTAATCAAAACTTAGTTATTTTTGATGAATGGGGTGTAGTTGATGATGCAATTTTCCCATCTACAACCCCTGTCACATGGAATGATTGGGCTACATCTGGAACATGGCTAGAAATTTTAAATCAACAATCCTTAGAAGTGTCTCTACTTTCTTTAGATGCAAAAGAGCTCTTTAATACCTATTCTGGTCTTTCTTCTGGAATTGTTAGTGATAGTAGTGTTCTTAGTGTTAGCAACGACTCTGTTATAATAATAAATGACGTAGCTTGGGATCAATATTTGGTTTAAGCAATAATTTATGGTACAATGTTGTCATGGATTATCTAGAAGGATTACAAAAACTGCCAAACAAGCCAAAAGTAAGCTATGTTGAAAACGATGCTGAATACGGTCTTTATGTTTGGAAAACAGAAACAGGAAGAGTATTTGGAGACGGCAATGGAAGTTTTATGAACATTCCAGCTAGAAAATATGACCTAGCTGCTATTAATAGAATTACACAGGCTGCAGCACACTATGGTGCTGGTCCAGGAAAGGCAGTCTTTATGCCAGGAGTTACAAGAATTACTGAAGAGGAACATTCTGTTCAGATTGACAGAATGAAGCAAGGCTATATCCCAAGTGAGTTTGATACTGGTGCTTTTGCTGATGCTGCAAAGGGGCTAAAAAAACATGGAAATGACTAATGAAGTTATTGCTAGAATTGATAATCTAGATAAAAATAAACCAACTGCAAATAAAACAGATGACTTTATGACTGAAGCAGACCTTGTAAAAGGTTTTGATGGCATAGATGCAAACTTTAAACGCAGAATTACAAGAATGAATAAGGCGTACACTGGTCAGGATGGTGCAAAGTCTAAGCAGTTATTTCCAGAGCAAGATATTACAACAGCCTATGGTCTTTTCGATGTTGTTTTACCGCCATATAATCTTGACGAATTAGCATTCTTCTTTGACAATTCTTTTGCAAACCATGCTGCAATTAATGCAAAAGTTGCAAACACAGTTGGTCTTGGATACGGTTTTATAATGTCTGACATTGTTAAAGCTAGGATTGAAGAAATTGAAAATGTTGATCAAAGAGTCAGAGCACAAAGAAAAGTTGAAAGAGCAAAGTCTGAACTTTCAAATTGGCTTGAAGAATTAAATGATGAAGATACTTTTACCCATGTCCTTGAAAAAGCAATGACAGACTACGAAGCAACTGGAAATGGATACATTGAAATTGGAAGAAAGAATACTGGAGAGATTGGCTATATTGGTCACATCCCTGCAACAACAGTTCGTGTAAGACGTATGCGTGATGGCTATGTCCAGATTGTAAATCAAAGAGTTGTTTTCTTTAAAAACTTCCAAGATAAAAAAACAGTAAATCCTGTAACCACAGACTCACGACCAAATGAACTTATTCATATTAAAAAATATAGCCCAAAGAATACTTACTACGGAGTTCCAGATGTTGTGTCTGCTGCAACTTCAGTAGTTGGAGACCAGCTTGCTGCAAGATACAATATTGATTATTTTGAAAACAAAGCAGTACCAAGATACATTGTTACACTAAAGGGTGCAAAGCTAAGTTCAGAAGCAGAAGATAAGTTATTTAGATTCCTACAGTCTGGTCTTCGTGGACAGAATCATAGAACCCTTTACATCCCACTTCCTGGAGATGGTCCAGACAACAAGGTTGAATTTAAAATGGAGCCAGTTGAAAATGGTATTCAAGAAGGATCCTTTGATAAATATAGAACTTCAAATGTTCACGACATCCTTATGGCACATCAAGTTCCAATTTCTAAAGTTGGTTCAGATCCTGGTAGCTCAATTGCATCAGCACTTGTTTCAGATAGAACGTTCAAAGAACAGGTAGCAAGACCAGCACAAAAGAATTTAGAAAAAACAATTAACAAACTTATTAAAGAAAAGACAGACATTCTTTTATTAAAGTTTAATGAATTAACTTTGACTGATGAGAATACTCAAAGTCAAATTGATGAAAGATATCTAAGAGCACAAGTTGTTGTTCCAAATGATATCAGACCTAGACTTGGACTCCCAGTAGTTCCACAAGGAGATACTCCAGTAGTTATGACCCCTCAACAACGTGCAGAGCAAAATGCTCAAATGGCTGGTACAAGACAAAGAGATCAACAAAGAACTGATCAAGCTTCAGACTCAACTGCAACCACAACAGGAAGAAATCCTGGTGGCGAAGGAAGATCTGTAGTATAATATAACAATATTATAAACATATAAAAAATACATATATAATAGGATTAACATGACTAATTTAAGCAAGGCTTATTGGACTTCAGATAACGATGATATCAAGTTATCTATGCCAATCGCTAAAGTAGATGTAGAGCGTAGAATCGTTTCTGGATTTGCTACGCTTGATAACATTGACAAGCAAGCAGACATTGTTCCTACTGATGTAAGTATAAAGGCTTTTGAAACATTCCGTGGTAATTTAAGAGAAATGCATCAAGCTATTGCAGTTGGTAAAGTTGTTAATTTTAGACAAGAAAAGTTTTTTGACAAGTCTACAGACAAACTTTATAACGGTGTTTATGTAGATGCATATATTTCTAAGGGTGCTCAGGATACTTGGGAAAAAGTTCTTGATGGCACTCTTTCAGGTTTTTCAATTGGCGGAATAATTAAAGATTCAGAAAATGCCTACGATGAGAATGTTGCTAAAACAATTAGAGTAGTTAAAGATTATGAACTTAATGAATTATCTTTGGTAGACAATCCAGCAAATCAATTTGCAAATGTCGTGTCAATTCAGAAAGTTAACAAGGATGCACAAATAGATGGTATAATTGCAAAAGCAGATCTTGAAAATGTCTACTGGTGTGAGAATGACGGTATCGTCAGACTTTCAGAAGTTGATGATTCAAGTTGCCCATCATGTGAAGTCAGTATGAAAAATATTGGTTTTGTTGAGACAAAGGATACAGAAAAAGCTATGACAGTTAAATCAATTTTAAACAAGTTTATTGGTTCTACAGACCTTGCTAAATCTGAAGATGTTTCCGAAACCCCAAAAACTTCAGGCGAAACGTCTGAAACAGCGATTGACAATAATGCGTCAATTGTAGAAAACAATATAGAGGAGGAGAACAACGTGTCAGAAGATAATACAGTAGTAGAAGAGACCGTTGAAGAAGTTGCAACTGAAGAAGTTGTTGCTGAAGCTCCTGCCGAAGAAACCGTAGAAAAGTCAGTTGACGCAGTTGACGCTGTTGAGGAAACAGTAGTTAAGTCTGCTGATCCAGAAGAAGCACCTGCAGAAGATGCAGAAGAAGCTTCCGATGACGTTGAAGTTGAGAAGTCTGTTGCTGAAACAGATTCAGCTGATGCTGAGCTTGTAAAAGCTGTTGACGAAATTAAGGTTTCAGTAACAGAGGCAGTGAGTGAACTTGTTTCAACAATTAAGTCACTAAATGAAGAGATTGTAGACCTTAAAAAGGGTCAAGCTACAGTAGCAGAAGAAGTTGCTGGAGTAAGAGGCAGTCTTGAAGAGTTTGGAAAGCGTGTGGATGGTCTAGAAGACGATACCGCTGTCCGTAAGTCTGGCGATCTCGGCGGGATCGTTCAGGGCAATACAATAAGAAAAGGGTCTATGTGGGGTGGACGTTTCCTAAATTCCGCTGACCTATATCATTAAGAGAAACTGGAGGTGAAATAAAAAATGACAGAAAATAATGAAATTTTAGAAAAAGCGGCTGCAGCTGGTACTATCGCATCTGGTGGTATTGGTGGAGTAAGCACTCCAGCAGCTGGAATTCTTGACAATACTAACCCAGTTGGTGATCTAGTGTCTGATGGCGGTATTTTGCAGCCTGAACAGTCACGTCAGTTTATTGAGTATATCTTTGAACAGCAGGTTCTAGCCCAAGATGGTCGTAGAGTCACAATGAGAGCTAACACAACTGAACTTGAAAAAATGAATGTTGGAGAGCGTGTAATTCGTGCAGCAGCCCAGGCTGATGCAACCTACACTAATGCTGATGTTCAGTTCACAAAGGTTACTCTTACAACCAAGAAGATTCGTCTTGATTGGGAAGTTTCGAGTGAAGCTCTTGAAGATAATATCGAAGGTGCTGGTCTGGAGGATCACTTGGTCCGTACAATGACCCGTGCGTTTGCTAACGATCTTGAAGATCTAGCCATCAATGGTACAGGAGCTGGTACAAACAACTTCCTGAACATCCTTGAAGGTTTCGTATCAATCGAAGCCGATGGTAATTCAGCAACTTATGGTACAACTGTCGAAAGCTTGCAGGGACTTGTTCTTGCAATGCCTCGTAAGTACCGTGGTTCCCGTTCAAACATGAAGTTCTATGCAGACACTGAAACCGTTGCAGCAATTGTAAACGGTCTTGGTTCTTCTGGTAACTTGAATTCTGAGCGTATCGTTGAGCGTGTTATTGATGGCTCTGCTCCGCAGACCCTTGGTAGCCCAATCGCATACCGTGTTCTAGGTCTTCCATTGGTTGAAGTTCCTTTGATGCCAGCTGGTTATGTATCACTTACATTCCCAGAAAACCGCATCTGGGGCTTCCAGAGAGACGTAACAGTACATCGTGAGTTCAAGCCAAAGAAGGATACAGTAGAATATACCGTATTCCTACGCTTTGGTGTAGCAGTTGAAGAAACTGATGCAGTAGCATTCATGCAAGACTAATTATAGTCAAATTTGGAGGGGAGGCATTAATTTGTCTCCCCTCTACTTTTTATGAATGATATAATAAGATAGATGCATTATGGAAAAAGTTAAAAAAGATTTAATCTGTTTGTTTGTAGAAAATGCAAGCGTTTATGAAACAAGTCTTGGCAGACTTAATAAAGGCTATAATGTTGTAAGTAAAAAAGATGCTGACATATGGGTTAGTAAGTTCCCAAGAATTAGAGTCGCATCTCCAGAGGAGGTAGCCGAAGTTTTCGGTGCTAAATAATGGAAATTTTAAGAATTAATGGAAGTGTTCCAGTAGCTTCATTTACAGACCTTGTTCCAAATGGTCAATATACGATTGACTATTCAGACCTTTTGACAGATGAAGTGTTTTCAGCAAGTGCAACAGCAAATGCTACTGGAGGGATTTCCTTTGTATTAAATAGCAAGTATATCTCTTATGATGGTAACTTAGAAGCAACAGTATATGACATATATGATGACGAAGTAATTGTTACTAATATAGATGTTTTAAGACCATACTGTGATATTTCTTCTGTTGCAACTGCCTTAGGAAAGACCGTTACACAGGTAAAAGAGATGGAAAGAATTGCAAGATATATTATAGACTCTGAAACATTTGGTGGATTTAAATTTGTAAGAAAAGAAAAAGAAGTAGTTGGAATGGGATCTGACTATCTTGTTATTGATGAAAAGATTCATAAGCTTCATAAGTTATATGAAAATCTAGAACTTGTTTATGATGCAACAGCAGCAGTAAATGATCAAGAGTTTGAAATTTCAAAAGATAAAACATCTGTTGTGCTAACACAAACTGAAACTAATAGAGTTAATTACAATAGAGTATGGAGAGATAGATACCTAGATGTTGATTTTGCAGATGGATTTGAATACCTTGTTGATGCAGATTTTGGATGGAAAGTAATTCCTCAAGACATCAAGGAAGCAACAGAGCTTTTAGTTTCTGACATTTCAAGTGATAATATGAAGTATCTAAATAAGTATATTGAATCATTTGACAATGATGACTTTAAAATTAAATTTGCAAAGAACTTTAATGCATCAACTGGAAACCTTGTGGTTGACAGAATCCTAACAAAGTATAAGAATAATATCCGTATTGGGGTGTTATAAATGCTTTTCAATTCCTCACTTGATAACATTCTTTACCCAATGACTGCAGATATATATTATGCAGTAGAAACTCAATCGGAGTATGGAAACATGACAAGAACTTGGCAGTTTGATAGAACTGTTAATTGTTCTGCAGTCACTGCAACCTCTGGAGTATTAGATGCAGAACTTAAAGTAAAAGATAAATTTTTTGATTACAACTCTTCCCTATTCTTTAGAACAAATGAAGATATAAGAAAAAGCTCCTCTGAAAAATATTATCCAATAACTGCTACAGCAGTAACAAATATGAGAGATCCAAATGGTGATCCAGTTTGGATTAATACTGAAAATCTTAAAACAAAAGCTGAAACAGTAAAAACAAAGTATGAAGTTAAAACAATTATTCCAAGCTTTGACATGTTCCATAACATTGGAATGTATAGAGTATTCTTAACCCGTTCAGCAAATCAAAAGTGGGATATACCAGAATGATAACAGCTAGAATTAAAGGGGATAAAGTTATCAAGATGCTTAAAAACTCTGTAGAATATACAGGTGCTTTTGCTTCAGAACTAAAAAGAAACCAAGATATTTTAAATAGAAAAGTTGGCGAAGAGTCAATTGATGTTTTTTACCTGTATCTTGATGGTCTTGCAAGATCTCATCCAGGAATGCTTCATCACGTTTACGAGTGGGGCAATGTTGGAAATCCTGCAGAAAGACTATTTGAATTAACAATGTCTGTAAACAAAACTTCTGCAGTAATTAATGCTGAATTTTTACAGTCAATGGTTCCTTCCCCAACATCAACAGAACCCTTTTATGATAAAGCAGAAATTATGGAAGAAGGAAGAACTGTGACAATTAATCAAGTTGAAGCAGATGTATTATTCTTTGAAATAGACGGTGAAGAATTTTTTAGAAGTGGACCGATTGTTATTGCAAATCCTGGAGGAGAAGCAACAAGAGGGTCATTTATACAAGCTTTTGATGAATTCTATGGATCTTACTTTACAGAAGTTCATTTAAAAGCAATTAGATTTTATCAATACTTTGCAAATCCAAAAGTTTTTGAAAAATACTTTGCTTCTGCCACAAAAGGTGGGGCTTCTTCAAAAGGTAGAAAAGCTGCTTTATCATGGATTATGAATGCTCCAGGAGGAAACAATGGTAATTTATAGACCAGAAAATATTATTAACTTATATGTTTGGGAACAGTTTAAAACCCATGCCCCATCATTCTATAACTTGTATGGTCCAACATCTGGGGGATCAGACATAGTTCCATTTTTCCCTGCACCAGCAAATAATCTTCCAACTGCAGTTCTTGACAATGATCTACCTTATATTATGTTTGATAAGTTTAGTAGAGTACGCTCAGGCTATAAATATTTTTACCCTATCAAGACTGACCAAATGAGATATACAATCGTTGGTGGCTCTCTGTACGACATTAACAGGAACCAGCAGGATAGGTATGCAACAACAATAAACCTTACAAGTCTTATTCAAAATATCCTAGATAGAGAAGATGATGCAGCAAAGGATATTAACGAATTTACCAAAACTTTGCCAGATTATAATGATGCCAACTATCCAGAATTAAACAGATATTCCTTCCATTGTGTCAATGTATATCAGTCAGGATTTACAGATACACAACAAGATGTCGCTAATTTTATGGAATATAACCCCACAAGAGACCTTATTATCAAATATGACTATCATGCCAAACAGTTTAATGAATGATAAAAACTAGATGTATACTTAACTTAGGAAACGCCAATCTCCCCATAAATTTTAAGACTACAAAGAGGTGAAAAAAATATGGCAACTCGTGGAAATTCCAATCAAATTATTGTTGGAGCAGCCCAACTCTTCGTTTCGGAGAACGGTCCGCTGGAATACAACTCAGGAATTAGCAATTATGTATTTAGTACTGCTAGTGCAACTGCTGGTATCCCTGCGTTTGTATCTGGTGATGATTATGCAGATACTGTTCAATCAGCATCGGCAAACTGGAGAAATGTAGGCTACACAATGAACGGTTTAGAAGTACAGTTCCAACCAGACTTCGGTGAAGTACAGGTAGATCAGCTTCTTGACGTTGCAAAGCTTTACAAGCAAGGTATGCAGGTTAGCATGGTTACAGCATTTGCTGAAGCCACACTTGAAAACCTTGTTGTTGCAATTGCAACTTCAGATAGCAACTACACCACATCGTCTGGCATTAAGAATCTTAATGTAACAGCTGGTGAACTAGGTGACGTTCCTGTGGAACGTGCTATTATTGCTGTTGGTCCAGGTTCTGGTGATCCTGCAGCAACTGGTGCAGCTAAGGTAGAGCGTGTTTATGTAGGACATCGTGTTCTCTCAATTGAGAATGTAACTGTTTCTGCAAAGCGTGACGAACCTTCTATGTATGAAGTTACATTCCGTTTACTTCCAACATCCAATGGTTCCTATGGCAAGATCGTTGATCGTGTCGTTGGCTAATCAATAAAATTAAATATAGAAACTTTGCCCACCTCCTAAAAAGGGTGGGCATTGTTTATTTAATAAGGCTTTTATGCTATAATTGAATATATTCTATAGGAGGAATAAATGGCAACTAGCGTATATGAAGTTGTAGAAGTAGAACTATTAGATGGTTCTACTATTTCTATGAAACCCCTTAAAATTTCTTTATTGAGAGATTTTATGAAAGAGTTTCAAAAGATTAGTGATCCAAAAATTGCAGAAGATAATATCAAATCAATGGATCTTTTGTTAAGCTGTGCAACTATTGCAATGAAGCAATACAGCCCAGAGCTGGCAACTAAGGAGCAGTTAGAGGAAATCATGGATCTCCCAACTGTGTATAAGGTAATCGAAGTGGCTGCAGGGATCAAGTTGAATGACCCAAACGCACTGGCAGCGGCTCTAGTTGGGACGAACTAGATCTTGCTGAGTTAGAATCAAGAGTATTTCTTCTGGGGTTCTGGAAGAATTATTCTGAAATGGAAGAAAGTATATCAATGCCTGAACTAGTAGCAATACTAGAAGCTAAAAGTAGTCAAGACTATGAAGAAAAGAAATTTTTAGCAGCATTACAAGGTGTTAATATAGATTCTTCTTCGTCTGAAAATAAATGGGAAGAGATGAAGGCTAGAGTTTATAGCAACGGTGCTACATCAAATCCTAATGATATTCTTGCATTACAAGGTGCTGCAGCCAGAAAAGCTGGTTTTGGTATTGGAGAAGGCTTGGAATATGAGGTGGTTACATAATGGCTGAAATTGCAAAAGGCATTATTGATATTGAGATTAATACAGGTGGTGCTGCGTCTCAACTTCAAGCTTTGCAAACCCAGATTAATGCTTTTAATTTAGCTCTTAACAAGAGTAATAAGGCACAGGGCACTTTTGCATCAGAATACTCTAGAGAATTGCAAAGTGCAATAAATAAGACTGGACTATTCACTGCTGAAACCATAAGACTTCAAACTGCTGCTGCCACATTAGATAAAACTTTGTCCAAAGGAAAAACTTCCCTTGGGCAATTTTTTAGTGCAAAGTTTAATAAGAATAGTGCCGTTGCAGCAGAGACTATGGCACTTGCTGCAGAAAGAGCAAAGAGACTTCAGACACAATTTATCGCAACCTCTGGTGCTGCAAATGGATTTCAAGATGCTTTAGCAGTTAGACCACTTGCTGCATTTTCTTCACAAGCAGCGGTAGCTGCTCAAAAAACTCAAATACTTTCTAACATGTTTAAGCAGGGTACTACCCAGCTAATTAACTTTGGTAAAAATGTCCAATGGGCTGGTCGTCAGCTTATGGTTGGTTTCACAGTCCCTCTTACAATATTTGGAGCGATGGCTGGTAAAACATTTATGGAACTTGAAAAACAAGCGGTTGCATTTAAAAAGGTATATGGAGATATTTTTACAACTCCAGCAGAATTAAATAAAAATCTAGAAGCAGTAAAAGGTCTTGCAGCAGAATATACAAAATATGGAGTTGCAGTAAAAGATACTATTGGTCTTGCTGCCCAAGCTGCTGCTGCTGGTAGACAAGATGCAGAACTTACTGATGCAGTAACTCAGGCAACAAGACTTGCAACACTTGGTCAAATGGATCAAAATGCAGCACTTGAAACAACAATCTCTTTACAATCTGCATTTAGATTATCAGGAAAAGAACTTGGAGATACTATCAACTTTTTAAATATGGTTGAAAACCAAACAGTTGTTTCCTTGCAAGATATTGCTACTGCTATTCCTCGTGTTGCACCAGTTATTCAAGGTCTTGGTGGAGACGTAAAAGATCTTACAGTATTCCTTGCAGCAATGCAAGAAGGTGGTGTAGATGCTGCTGAAGGTGCTAACGCTTTAAAGTCTGGTCTTGCCTCTCTGATTAACCCAACAAAACAAGCAAATGAGATGTTGGGTAGTATGGGCATAAATCTTCAATCTATTATTGAAGCAAATAAGGGAGACCTTATGGGTACGGTTAGATCTTTTGCAGAAGCTTTGCAGGGACTTGATCAGTTCTCAAGACAACAGGCACTTGAACAGGTATTTGGAAAATTTCAATATGCAAAACTTGGAGCACTATTTGAAAATATTTCTAGAGAAGGATCCCAAGCTCAACAGGTAATTGCAACAATGGGGTATAGCACAGAACAGCTTGGTGCAACTGCAGACAAAGAATTAAAAGCAATTGAAGAATCTTTTGGTGTGCAATTAACAGGGGCAGTAGAAAGATTTAAATTAGCAATTGCTCCTATTGGAGAAATATTTGTTAGACTAGCAATTCCACTAGTTAACTTTGCAACAAAGATTGCAGAATCTTTTAATGGACTATCAGATGGTCAAAAAAGATTTGCTGCCATTGCTGCGGTGATTGTCGGTGTGGTTATTCCAGCAGTCACAATGATGGCTGGTTTATTCTTAAACCTTGTTGGAACTCTTGCAAAAATAGGTCAGGGAATGGCTTTATTTGGAAAAGGATTTATTACAGGTGGTCCAGTAGGAGCAGTAAAAGCTCTTACACAAAGTTCCAAATATTTAAGTCTTGCTGAAATGGATGCAGCAATGGCTGCTCAACAACTTTCTGGAGCAAGTCAAATTTTAAATACTACACTTCTTAAACAAGTTGGAACAGCAAATGCAGCTACTACCGCTATTGCAAATCTAACAAGAGCATATTCCGCAATGGCTGCTACTCAGACTGCAGCATCAAACTTGCCAGCTTTTGGAGTTGCTGGTGCTGCAGGTGCTGCTGCAAAACAAGGAAAAACTAGTACAGTTAGAGTAAGAGGTATAAGAAGAAATTCTGGTGGTGGAGTTCCAGGATCTGGTAACACAGATACCGTACCAGCTATGCTAACACCTGGAGAGTTTGTTATAAACAAGGAAGCTACTAAAAATAATCTTGAATTACTTGAATCAATCAATGATGGAAAAACTCAAGGACTTAATAAAGGTGGGGTGGCTAGCGGAGTTCAATATTTAAACAGGGGTGCACTTGTATCCCAAGCAAGATCAATTCTTGACATAGTAAGAAGAGGTGGTATGGGAAGTATTGATGATTTTATTAAAAATATTAAAGATCCTAAATTAGTATCTCTATTAACAAGATATGGAAGTATAAGCAAGGCTGGTAGTAGCTCAAGAAGCACCATGTCTCAATTGGGAGTTGCAGCTGACTTATCAAAGGTGCGACTTAATGCAGATCAAATGATGAAGCTTAATCCATTTTTTAAAGGAAAGGGTACTAGATATCAAGCTAAAGGAACCGCTGGAGTTTATGTGGGAGATATAGTTGATCCAGCTATGTTAAAGAAATATCCAGATCTTGTTTCTAATGGAAAGATATCTAGAGAAAGATTGAATGGTCTTCTTACCCAAGGAAAACTTCCATCAGACTTAATGAGATCTGGGGCTATGGCAAGCGGTGCAGTACACTCTACATCTACTAGACAATTTCTTAATGCATTAGAAAGTTCTGGGCAAATTTCCAAGGGAGAAGCAAAAAGAATATCAGACATAGTGGAGTCAACTTATTTTAGCAAAATTGAAAAAAATCCAATGCTTGGAGATAAAAATAACCCCCTATGGGAAATTTCTGACGATATTATTAAAAAAGAATTGTCTGCTAATAAAAATGCTAAAGAATTTTGGAATGATTTCTCTAGGCAGATTGGGGCAAATACTAATGAGACAAGGATGGCTGCTGGACTTTCTAAACGATCAGGAGGAAGCACATCTGCTGGAAGAATAGTTTTAACAAATAAAGACGGAGTTAGCGTTATAATTGGAAGACTTTCTGGGTCTAGAAAAGAAAATAGTCTTTTTGCACATACGACAACTCCGACACCATTTACAGAAAGAGTTGCACAAGTTATTCAAAATAAAAATAAAGGTGGAGCAATTAAAAAATATGCAAATGGCGGATCAGTTTCAGGCAGTGGAAATGCTGATACCGTTCCAGCTATGCTCACTCCTGGAGAGTTTGTTGTAAACAAGAAAGCAGCTAGTCAAAATCAGGGAATTCTTGAAATGATGAATGGTGGTCAAGTTAAGGGATATTCAAAAGGTGGAATAGTTGGAAAAATTGCTGGAGCACTTCCAATGATTGGAGGATTTGCAGGATTTTCTGCTGGAATGTCAGGTGCTTCTAAAGCTGGAGTAGATAATGAACTTGCACAAATGGTAGCAGGTATGGCTGCATCAAGTGCTGCGTCAAAAGTTTTAACAAAGTCTGTATCAAAATTTGGATTAATTACAGCTGAGGCATCTTCTAATACTGGATTAGTCTCAAAGGGTCTAGCAAAATTTGCACCATCTCTTGGAAAGGCTATTCCACTAATGTCTAAATTTGCAGGTCCAGTAGGATGGCTTGTTACTGCAGGTTTAGCTCTAAAGTCTCTTGGGGATTCGGTAGAAAAATCAAAAAAGGCTTCAATAGAGCTAACAAATGCAATGTATGGATCTGCAGAAAAAACAAAAGCAATAGGAGAAGCGTTTGGAAGAGAAACAAATGCAATTCTGTCTAAAAAGTCATCTGTAGAAGCAGCTTTAAAGTCTCAAATATCTCCAGAAGCAGAACAAGCTTCTAGTGAATTTATGAAAACAGATGCTGCAAAGCAGATGTTGCTAGATATTGAAACCATTAAAAAGTCTGGAGGAGATGCAGCAACTGCAATAAGAAATCAATTAACTTCTGCAATTATGGCTGGAGTACTTACTCCAGAAGAGGCTGCAGCTGTTGCAAGTGATTTAGGAACTGCAATAAATGATAAGGGTATTTCAATTAGAATAGTTGGAGAAATGACTGCTTTAATTGGAAAAGATGGAGAAAACTTGCTTACTGATGCTGCAAGAATTAATGCAGAGATCACTCCACAAATAGATAGTAGAAAGTTGATGTCTGATGCACAACAAATGTACGATGATTTAAATCCTTTACAAAAGGCACAAAAGTTCTTCTTTGGTGGAGAAAATGCTTACAAGCAAGAGCAAACTGTATCTGCAATTGCAAATATAAATGCACAGGCTTTACAAAAAGAAGCAGAGGCAAGGTCGTTATTGAATCTTGCAGTACAAGAAGGAGCTATAACTCTTGAAGAATATAACAAACAAACTTTAGCAATTAGTGATGCAAGTAAAAAGATGAGTCAAGATGTTGCAAATGCAAATGCAAAAGCATTTGGATTCAGTTCTAACGAAGATTTAGTTAAAAAAGCTGAAAGATTTTCTTATATAAAAACTGCAACAGAGACTGGGTATGATCCAAAAACTGGAGAAAGACTTACAGAAAAACAATATACAGATATGACTACTGAAGGAGATCAAGACAATTTAGGGAAAAATGCTTTTGCAGCATTGTCTAAAAATAAAGAACTATTTAAACAACAGATAATTGATTTAGGTATGGATGAGACTCTTGCAGCACAGATTGTTAGTGGAATTCAAGATGGATTTGGCTCTGAAGAGATTTTAAACTCAGGACAGATATTTGGAAAAATGATTGCAGGACAAATAAGCATTCAGGGTGGTCAAGCCTTGTCAAAAATGGTATCTTCTGGAGAAGTAGACTTAACTGATACAACAGCTTTAGATCGTGTTGCAAATAAAATATCTTTTATTGAAAATATTCCAGATATAACAAAGAGAGTTCAAATTGAATCATTAGGAGAGCAGGAACTATCTGCATTATATGATATTGCTCAGAAAATAGAAAACTTTCCTAGCCCACTTACAAAAGAAGTTTTATTTAAAACCCTTGGATTTGAATTAACTGCAAATGAAGTTAATCAATTTATGGCTCTTGATCCAGTTACTCAAAAAGATTTAGTTTATAATTTTAAAATAACAATGACACAGGAAGTTATTAAAACTGCTAAACAGTATACTGGTGGAGACCCTGAAGTTATGAATAAAGCTGCTTTAGCAGCTAATAAAAAAAATAATGAAAAAGCAATGGCAGATTTTAAAGGTGCAATTAGCGATTCATTTAAATCATTGCAGCCTGGTAGCTCAACTACTGGCGATGGAAAAGATAAAGAAAAACTTGCAGATCTATTAAAAATGCTTATGGAAAGATTTAGACTTCAAGAAATGCTTATTGATAAAGAAGCAGAAGGATTTAATGAAAGAGCTAAGCAATTAAATAGAGAAATTGAATTAGAAGAAAGACAGGTTAGCCTAAGACAAAAGGGACTAGAAGAACTTTCTAAAAAAGAAGATGCTGTCAATAAGTCTTATGACTTAAGGGTAGAGGCGTTAGACAAAGTTTCAGAATCAAATTCAAGAGTTAATGAGCAAGAAAAGTCTAGAATTAGTTTAGCTTCTGCCCTTGCTTCTGGAGACATTGCAGGAGCAGCAGGTATAGCTGGCGACATGCAACAACAATCTGCACAATATCAAATTGAAGATGCTAGAGCAGCACTTGAAAAACAAAGACAAGTAGATTTAGATGCATTAACAGTTTCTATAAATGGAAAATTAATGACAAGACAGGGCATTGAATCTGAAATAGAAACAATTCAAGATAGAATTTATAAGAAGGGAATTGACCTTCAAGGTGTACAAGATACTTTACTAGGATTTGAAGAAAGAAAACGAGACGTTGCAAAAGAACGTGAAAAAGTAGAAACAAGAATGTTCTTAATGGCTCAGAAACAAGCTATTCAAGATTTAACTAAGTCGAATACTAAAAAGAATCCACTTTCTAAAGAAGATCAAGCAGCACTTGCAGACTACAAAGCTTCTTATAACGCTTTTGCAAAAACAATAGGTATGCCACAATTAAAAAATTATGGTGGATCAATAGCAAAAATGGCAAATGGTGGAATAGCTTACAGAGGATCAACAGAAGCCCCTCCAGCAATAAGAATGAATTATGGAAGCACCGTTCCTGGAAAAGGTATGACAGACAAGGTTAGAGCCTTACTAACTCCTGGAGAATTTGTTGTTAGAAAACCAGTAGCGGATAAAAACAGAGGATTCTTAGAATCTTTAAATAGTCAAGTATTCCCTGGAATGGGTGGGGTGCAAGGAATTCCAAAAAATAATTTCTTAGATGGAATAGGTTCTCCAACATACTCTGTACCATCAAATGGCGCATCTAATATTCCAGTAGCTAACACAAGTGTTGTTTCAACCTCCTCACCAATGTATAATAGTACATATAACGTAAATGTAAACGTATCTGGAACAAATGCATCGCCAGATGATATTGCAAATGTAGTTATGGCAAAACTTTCTCAACAAAATAGAGGGAATTTAAGGAGTAGTAGATACTAATGGTTAGTAGTGCATATTTAAATGGTAGAAAGAAGTGGATAAGACCACAGGCAGTTATTTTCTCTAAGAATTCTGATGGAATTTTAGACGGTGTTCCACAAATTTTTGGAGTAGAAAAAGAAGACTTTGTAATCCTTTCTGATCATAATAGAAGTGACATTAGTTTTAAAACTAATAGACTTGAAAATAGAAAAAGAATGGTAAATGGTCATATGCGTTCTTATCATATTGCAGATAAAATGAATGTATCTTTTTCTTATAACCTAATTCCTTCCAGATCATTTGATGGAAACCAGGAATTTAACGAAAATGGAATTGCAACAGACTCTTCATTAACAGAGTATACAGCAGACGGTGGTGCAGGTGGTGCAGAACTTCTAGACTGGTATAGCTCAAATCCTGGATCTTTTTATATGTTTTTATCTTATGACAAACCCCAGAATTTTTATTCAAACCCTTACGAAAATCTTAGCAAGTATTCAGATGTCCTAGAAGTATTTGTTTCAGACTTTAGCTATAATGTTATTAAAAGAGGCGGAACTAACCACGACCTTTGGGATATTTCTATTTCTCTTGAGGAAGTATAATGTTTTTAGATGATAGCTTAGTAGATTATGTTGAGACAACCAATAGTATTAATGAATCAAAATGATTTATTAAACCTTGAAAATTATGGAAATTATAGATTTAGACCAGATAGTGCAAGCGTTGTTTATAGAAGTTTATATCCAGAGTATGACTCTCAAGATAACGCAGATGTTTATACCAATGCTTTAGATTCTAATTATATTTCTCAATATAAAACAGAAGATCCAAATGAGCCTTTAACTTTTTACTCAGCAGAAACAAGTAGAGAACTTTATTACTCCTTAAAGGACTGTATTAAACCATTTAGACCAAGGTCAGGAATTAATAAGATTCTTTATTTTGGAGAATCAAATATAAACAATACAAAGTTTGTAGATAGCATTAGATCTGGAAGAAGACCAAGATATTATTTTTGTTCAAGATTTGATAAATTTAAATATTGGAATTCTTATAGAAAAGAAAACGGACAAGAGTTTGGTATATCAAGTCAGGTTGCTACATTTTTTACTACTGAAGACCCTTCATATAAAATAAATGATTGTGTTCCTTTTATTACTTATAAAAATCAGGTTGCTACAAACAGAATAGTTGTAAAAATGCAAACTAATCTGGCAGATCCATCAGCAGTCGGAGTTAATGGAGAGTCTTTAGTTCCAACAATAACTAGATTTAATAATAGTTTAGTAACAGATCCACTTCAAAATATTACAAAGTCATCAGTTCCAAAAAGATGGAAGATTCAATATCTTAATATTGATAATAACTGGATAGATGCAGTAAGTTTTAACGAAAGCTCTATAAGAAGAGATGGTTCAAGAATCGTTCCATGGGATGGTCATGTAGAGGTTTACTATGGAGTAAAAATACCAGAGCAATTTAAAACAAACTTTCATCTATACCAATACATCGATACAATAGATCAACTTCCAGATCCAAGTGTTTATAATTCAGGATTAGGAGTTAAAGATGGAGACTCTTATATAGTTGGAAGCTCAACTACTCAGCCAGGAACACTCTACTCTTGGAGTCAACAAGATGAAGAGTGGAAAACTTATAATGTAGAATATGGATTTTCATTATTAGAAGAAGATGATACAAAAAGAGTTGGATTAATTAAAAAAATATTAAACCCAGACTATTTTAGTGTTGGAAGTAATGATATATATAGAGACTTTGTTTTTATTAAAGGAATTAGAGTTGTTGTAGAAACAATGTATGCTCCTAACAAACCTTTTGAATTAATTGAAATATCTCCAAGATTAAAAGTTGACATAACAGACTACGTTTTAGATTATGAAATCAATAAAAACCTCATGGCAACAGACTTTGGCTTACCAGTTGGTGGACTTGTAGCCTCAACTGGAGGAATTAATCTTTCAAACCACGATGGGGTTTTTACAGAGTTAAATGTTTTTGACACTGCTACTAGATCTGGAAGTCTCATTGCTAATATTCTTAAGCCACAAATTAAGTTTGACTTTTATGAGTCCATTTTAAATGTATATGGATATGACAAATTTATTCCATTAAAGACATTTTATTCAGAAAATGCTCCAGTTGCTACTAGTGGGATGCAAGATGTTTCATTAAACTTAAGAGATGCTTATTTTATATTAGAATCTAGTAAGGCTACTTCAATATTTTTACAGAACTCAACACTTACAAAAGCAGTCGCCTTATTACTAGACAATATTGGTTTTAGCAATTATGTATTTAAAAATATTAATACTGCAAATGATCCAGTAATTCCATTTTTCTTTGTTGAGCCAGATGCTTCTGTTGCAGAAGTTTTACAAAGACTTGCACAGGCTACTCAGACCGCCATGTTCTTTGACGAGTATAATAATTTTGTAATTATGCCAAAAGAATATTTGATGCCAGATGTTTCTGTAAGAGATGACAATTCTGCAATATCTGAAAGATTGACAACTCTTTATGGGCAAAAAACAGATAGTATTGTTCCAAACATTGAAACTATTTCGGGTTTTGAAACAAAGATCTTAAATGATGGTCAAATTAACTATACAACTAGATATATACAAAGAGAAGTATCAAAGTTAGAGCAAGCTAGTTTAAGTCTTAGTGAAAGAACATATGGGTATAAAAGTGCAATACTTTGGGAACTTGGAGATCAACAAGAAGCAAGAACAATAAACCAGCCAACAGCAAATGTTGGATATGCACTTGGAGCAGTCCCGCTAGGAACTAGTCTTGGAAGTGCTGTGCCAACTGTTGTAAATAGTCAAATAGTAAATAATACAATTGATGTTGGAGAAAGTGCTTTTTGGTTGCCAAGATTTCAGGGGTATTTATTTGCCAATGGAGAAATTATAAGATATGATGCACAGCAATATCAGGTAGATTCTCCATCTGCTTCTGCAACAAATGGTCTTGTTTGGATAACAAATAATAACGAGTACCAGAAATATTTTTCCAAGCTAGTCTTTAATGGAAAAATGGTTTTAACGGGTCTTCTTAGAATATATACAGAACCATATTATGAAAATGCATCTGGGGCTAACTTTGATGATTTAGAAGAAAATGTTAAATATAAAAATGGAGAAGTTAGGTCTCATGGCAGAGGTCAGTTTGGAACAGCTATTACAGCCCACAATGCTGGATTAAATTCTTATTGGGAAGATTCAAATAATAGAAAATCTTTTAGAATGGATTCTAAAAACATATTTAGCAATGTTCCAACAGAATTTTTAACTCATGATCCAGTATCTAATTCAGTTGCAGCAACCCCCCTTGGCAACGATACAGCTTCACAAGAAAAATCTTCAATAACCAGTAAGATTGCTAACTTTATGAAGAAGTCAACAAGATCAGAGGGATTTTCCAGTCATAGTCAACAAGACGTTGCAGGAATTCAATCGTCTGCATTAATATTTAATGGACCATACCCAGTTCCATCTTTAGAAAATACAGAACTAAGTCAAACAGATAGTAAAGACTTAATAAGTTATGTTTATAAAGATTTAGATACAGATTATAGGCACGTTGGAACAAGAATGAGGATTATTGGAAAAATAAAAGATGATAAAACACAGTCTGCTTTAAATTCAATAGACCTTTTTACAATTGGTAAAAATACTCCAGAGGGAAACATTACAACCCTTTCTGGAGGTGCTGGTGGAATTGGATATATGGTTGATCCAAATACAAACTCTGGCTATTATCTTGAAATAGCATCCATGACTGAAGACATTCTTAAGTACTACGGTTCAGACAAAAGTGAAAGTGGAGTACCTTTTAGGCTAAATGAAAATAACGAACTAGTTGCTACCTCTGGACTTATTCCAGACGACCAAGTTCTTGAAAATATAATTTTTTATAAAGTAGAAAGAACTCCATACTCTACACAAGTAGCTGGAAAAACAAATATTGCAGTTCCTAAAAAACTTTGGGGGCATCTTGTAAGAATTCTTGTTGATGAAGGAAAATTTATTGGATCTGATAGACTAACCTCTCAAGAGGCAGCAGTGTACGACATATCTTTAGATACAGATATTAAAAGAAATGCAAATGGAATTTATAGAATTGACTTTTATATATATTTAAATAATGTATTGCTTGGAACAGTTTCTGATAATAACCCCCTACAAATGCCAAGTGGTGGCTTAAAGACTTGTTTATTTACAAGAGGATCTTCTAAGTGTATGTTTGAAAATATTTTTGCTTTAAAAAATATAAGAGAAGAAGATGTTTCTTTAGGAGAAAAGGTAAATAATACAATATCTGCTGAATCTTTAAGAAAGTATTCTCTTCCATCAGCAATTCAAAATACATACCTATCCTCTATTAGTGCAGAAACAAAGCCAACTGTAGATTTTTATTTTGAAGAGTTTGGCACAATAATGAGAGAGTGTGCATATTTTAATATTAAATATGATCAAGCATACCCAGCATTAATAGCAAAAATTGTTCCTCCATTTACTGTAGAAAAATCTTATCAAGTTTCAGGATTTTTGCCAGGATCTTATGGAGCTGAATTCTTAATCTTTAATACAACAGACAAGGCAATAGATTTAAGTGAAAGTTCTTCAAATAGAATTATGATTCAAGGAATTACATTTACTCAAAATATCTCTAATGTTTTAACAGTTGATGACTACTTTAGAGAACTGTCAAACTTCTCTGATCCAGCTATCACTAACAATAATTTAATTGTTTCTCCAGGAAGATCTGAAAAGATATATGATAGTATTAAAAATAGTAGATCAACTTATGGAAGTAAATCGTTTTCTATTGATTCTGTGTATATTCAAAATGAAGACTCTGCAAAAGATATTATGAAATGGATTCTTGATAAAACTATTAAACCCAGAAAAGTATTTGAAATAGACACTTTTGCAACAGCACATGTACAACTTGGAGATATTGTTAAGATTAATTTTGATTTACCAGAAGGTGTTAAGCTGGTAGATGAGAATAAAAGATTTGTTGTTATATCTGCTCAATATGGAAGATCTTCTTCAAATGTTAAAAGTCAGCTAAGAGTAATGGAGGTGTAGTATGGGAGAGTATGCAGATTCTTTAAAGAAAAAAAATAGTACCAAAGCTAGTGAAGCTGTTGAAGCAGCAAGAGAGGCAGCGGCTAAAGAGGCAGCAAGAGCAGCAAAAGCAAGAGCAGATGAAGCAGCTAGAGCTAAAGCAAGAGAAGCAGCAGAAAAAGCCGCAGCTTTAAAAGCAGCACAAAAAATTCCAGTAAGGGATGCTCATGATTCTACACCACCGCCTCCTCCCCCTCCTCCACCACCGCCTCCGCCTCCGCCTCCGCCAACAGTTGTAGCAGAAACTCCTGGACCCACAAATACTGGCTTTCCTGATGATGATAATTTATATACCACACCTATGGATCCAACCCCAGATATTCCTAGACAGAATCCAATTCCTGTTGATATTGTTAGAAATGCACCAAGAAATGTTACAGACATATCTTCTTTAGTGCCACAGTTTGATGCGGAACAAATACAAAAACTACTTTTTGAAAATATTTCTGCAATAGAATTATCAATAATTGAAAGACATGACACTATTGAGGGAATTAATCAAAGATACTCAATTATTTCAAACCTATCTGAAGTAAGAAAAAAGTATGACGCAGGAAAACAATTAAGTCCTATGGACAAGTTTAAGCCTCTTACTAGCATTTATACAATTAATATTGAAGATAAGATACCTCAAGAAGATTATATAATTTTACAAAACTTAGATTCAACTTATCAATATCTTGATGAAAATAATGTATTAATTACTCGTGAAAAAGGGCATTGTTATATTGACACAAATGGTGACTTGGTTATAGAGCTTATTAACTTGGAAAAAAACCAGCAGGTAGAGGTCTTCATAGACACAAATGGTACAATATATAAGGTGGAATCATGATTACAACAAACGGTAAAAACATTGTAGCAAAATATCTTTTAAACCAGGCTCCAGAATTTGCAAGTCATATTGCAATTGGTGTTGGTGGAAAAGCTTACCCAACATCTTCTTCTGCAACATTTTCTGCAAGTGTGCAGTCTTTAGAGTTTGAGGTAGCAAGGGTTCCAGTTTTATCAAAAGGTCTTTTAAAAGAATTAGATCCAGAAACAAATGAGTACGTTGAAAAAATTGTTTTTAAAGCAGAGCTTCCTATTGAACAAAGATATCAGATAACTGAACTTGGAATATATCCAGCAGCAGTAAATGCAGTAGCTGGTAATTTTGACAGCAGAATTCTTTCAACATTTAGCAATTCAGAACCTTGGGCATACTCTAATAATTTTGATGAGTCTGGAACTGTTTCTTATATTGGTCCTCTTAGAATTGACCAAGTTGTTGCTGGAGACATTGAAACCTTACATGAAATTACGCCAGGTAATTTTTATACACTAGAAGACTTTGTGTTTATAAATAGCAACTCTCCAATATTTGAATATTCAGATAGAATAAATAGGGCAGAGCCTCCAAGATATTTAGATAAAAGTTTACTTGTTTCTGGAAGCACTTCTGTGGTTTCTGGAGTATCTGCAAGCTCGTCTTTAATAGATACTTCTAGTAGTGCTTCATATTATATTGAAAATAATTCTATTAGTTTAAACTTAGGAAAGAACTTACCAACAGATAAAATAAAATTAGCATTTTCAGTAATTAGTACTGCTAGATTAGGTGCAAATTCATCAGCACCAGACAATGTTAAAATCAGACTAGAGTTTTTAAATAATTCAACAAACTCTACACCAAAAGCCTATGTAAACATTGCACTTCAAGATGTAGATGTGTTAAATCCAGATGCTTCACTAGATAATTCAAGGTATCAAGTTGTTACAAAAAGTTTGTCAGATTTTACAACAGATCCAACCTTTTCTTGGAGCTCTATAAATGGCATAAGAATTTATACATGTATTCATAATGATTCTAATGTTAATACTGGACAACATTTTGTACTTTATGATGGAATAAGGTTTGAGAATATTTCTAGTTATAACCCTCTATACTCTCTTGTTGCTGCTGAACATGTAAAAACATTAGATCAAAATCCAATTTTAAAGAGAGAAAATTCTACAAGCTATGTAGAATATAGGTTTGGCATAGGAGTTATTTAATGGCAGAGATAAGAATTCCTGTAGAAAAATTATCCCCACCAGATAAAAATGGAGATCATGCTTTTCAATTTAGAATTATATCTGTTGACAAAAACCAATGGTCAGCATGGTCGCAGCTTTATATAATTAAAAGTATTGGTCAATATAGACCTTTAGAGTCAAACGTTGTTTCAACAGTTTCTTCAGACGGGGTTGGTTTAACTTGGGATACTCCAATAATTTATAACAATTCTGCTTCACTTTCAAGTGCATCAATTTCGCATAATCATTCTCAGAATTTTAAACAACACAACTCAGACGTATTTGTTCAATGGGGATCAGGATCAGTAATGGGAAATTTTGAATATCATGCAAGAGTTAGTGAAGACTTTAGCAGTGTTTCAATTCCAACAAGTTCTTATAACAAGATTTCAGAATTAACTCCATTAGATTTAGAGACTTTTGATCAATACGGACAAATGTTATCTATCTCATCAGATGGAAATACTGCAATTATTGGAGCCTATCTTGGCTCAGCAAGTCCAACTCCCTATGGAGGTGTTGCATATGTATTTACTCGTTCTGGCACAACTTGGACACAGCAAGCAAAGCTTGCACCATCAGATAGAGCAGCATCCGATAATTTTGGTATCTCAGTATCTATATCAGAAGACGGAAATACAGTACTTATTGGTGCTACTGGAGAAGACACTTCTCCAAATAGCAGCAACGGTGCTGTATATGTATTTACTCGTTCTGGAACAACCTGGACACAGCAAGCAAAGCTTCTAGCATCTGATGCAGCATCGAGTGATACTTTTGGATTCTCATCATCTATTTCAGCGGATGGAAGTACAGCTTTAATTGGAGCTTACCTTGAAGATACTTCTCCAAACACAAACAACGGTGCTGCATATGTATTTACTCGTTCTGGAACAACCTGGACACAGCAAGCAAAGCTTATAGCATCTGATGCAGCATCAAATGATAATTTTGGTTTGTCAGTTGACATTTCATCAAATGGAAGTACAGCTTTAATTGGAGCTCCATACGAAAGCACTTCTCCAAACACAAACAACGGTGCTGTATATTTATTTACTCGTTCTGGAACAACCTGGACAGAAAGACAAAAAATTGTGTCAGAAGATGCAACATCAAGTTATCTTTTTGGAGGAGTAGTTTCTATTTCTGGAGATGGATCAACTTTTGTAGCCAGCTCTTATAGCTCTAAAGACTTTGCTTATGTATATACACTAATTGGGGATACTTGGAGACAGCAAGCAAAGTTGTTCTCAAGTGAAAATCTTTTAGAGTATAATTTTGGAAGTGATCTTTCTATTTCATATGATGGAAATACTATTGCAGTTGGAGCTTTTGTAACTAATTCTGGAGGAGGTTTTTATTCATTAGGAATAGGTGCAACAGCTGGTCCAGTTTCTACAGAATCTGGAGGTTGTCATATATTTACAAGACTAAATTCAGATTGGACTCAAAAACTTAGAATCATAGATACTTCATTAAATAGTGAAAATTTTGGACGCACAGTTTCTATTTCAGGAGATGGAAAAACATTGCTTTTAGGAATTCCAACAACGGATGAAGTAAGCATTAATGGTAATGCTAATATTTATAGTTTATCAAATATAAATAAGTTTAGAGCAATAGGAACTGTTGCATTAAAAGATGTTCCTAGAATAGAAAATTTTGAAGATGCTACAGACTATCAAGCAAGATTTGATGATTATTTAGGAATTTCTGGATCAGTGCAAGGCGTGTATGATTTATTTAAAATATTTGATACTGGAATTATTAATGTTTAAATGGTATAATGTAATTTAGGAGAAAAAATGGCACAAATTGAATTACCAGATAGAGGTCAACCACTTGACATATCTTATTTATTTAGAATAGCTCAAGAAATAAACAGAGTTTCAGAGCTAGTTGCCAGTAGGCTTTCAAAAATTAAATATAGAGATACCGCTACACCTTCTCAAGTATTAACATCAAACATAGTATTCTATGCAGAGACTCAAAAAATTGTTGATGCAAACTTGTCTGTTCAGCCAAATGCTCCAGCCTCATTTGACTACTCTGGTATATTTAAAACTACTCCAGTAGTCACATGCTCAGTAACCTCTATAACTGGTGTATCAAACTTATATCCAGTTTTAAGTGCAGTTACTCAAAACTCTTGTCAGGTTAACGTATTTTCATCAGCAACTTCTGGAGCTTTTTCAGCTGACATTTCAATAATTGCAATTGGTGAAAGAATTAGTTCTTAGGCAGGGAACATGTCTCAACCACAGGATAAAATAAATCCTTGTAAAAAAATATTTTTTATAAACAAAGAACTTGTAAAAGTTTTTCATATTAACAAAAGCAGCAATATTGTTAATTTTTTTAATGTAACTCAGGGTAAAGAACAGAGTATGCTGTATTCAGATTTTAAAAAGCATAGGAAAAGAGCTTATTCAATTGCAAATACTGCAAGAATTTTAAATAGATCAAGAGTACAGTTTCAAAGAATAATTGCAAAGGGTTTGATTCCTGAGCCAATTGGTGATAGTATTGGTGGAGAGAGAGGTTTTCAAATTAATGCTTATTATTCTGAAGACCACATTTTTGAGATTAGAGACATTATGGCAACTATACATGGTGGTAGACCGAGAAAAGACGGTAAGATTACCCCTAGAAACGTTTTAACAGAGCAAGACTTGCGTTCTAGAATGGGAGATGCTATAATGCTTTATACGAAGACATCGGATGGGCGTTTCATTCCGACTTGGCAAGAAGAGACATGGTAGGAGACCAAAATGTCAGAAACAACAAATGTTTCAGTAACACTAGGATATACGTTAAACCTTGGAAATTTTCAAAGTCTTAGAATTGATTTAGGAATTACAGACTTTGTTCGTAATGGAGAAAATACAGATCAGGCTCTTGACAGAGTTTATGAATTTGTAGAAAATAAAGTTATTCAAAAGGTAGAAGAAGCAAAGAAAGAACTAGAGGATTAGTGGCTGAGAAGAAAGATCGCTTTGCACTAATATCTAGATATAAGAAATTAACAAAAGAAAAAAACTTAACAGAAGAAAATATAAACATACACATTCAGCAATGGGCTGCAGACTCGTTGATTGAGTCGTATGGTGTAGAGCAAAGTTATGATCTAATTGAATATTATGTGGGTGTATCTGCATCTCCAACTTGGAAATGGTTGGTAGACAATGCCCACAAAGTTTATGATGCAAAAAAAATAAAAGAAGAAGATGATGTGGCTAGAAAGCTACTAAAGGAACAAGCAAAGGAATGGCTAAATAGATAATGTCTGATTTGGAAGCAAAGGTACTATCTGCGGTTTTAAATGATAAGCAAATTCATGTGCTATTTCAGGCAAACCCAGATACTTTGTTTAGAACTCATAAAGATGTTTGGGATTTTGTAAAAAACTATTATGAGCAAAATTCAACTGTTCCAACAAAGTCGCTTTTGGTAGAAAAGTTTAGAGACTTTCAACCAGTAGGTGAAATAGGTACAACAAAGCATCACCTAGAAGAGTTAAGAATACAATTCCTTGAAGATAATTTAAGAAATGCACTAATGACTAGTGCAAAACAATTAAATGAACATCAACCAATTGAAGCTCTTAATTCAATAATTTCAAAAACATCTGATCTTAAAAGAATTAGTTCTGATGTAAGAGATATTGATGCAACAGATGTAGAGGATGCCTCTGCACACTTTATACACATTAAGGAGTTAAGTGAAAAAGGTATACACGGTGTTAGAACAAACTTGGCAGGTTTTGATAACTATCTACCTGGTGGTATTTCTCCTGGTCAATTTGGTATTCTTCTTGCTTACCCTGCCATTGGTAAGTCTTGGCTTGCTATTTTTATGGCTGTACAAGCGTGGAAAGCTGGGAAGAAACCTTTAATAGTTTCTCTTGAAATGACAGAGAAAGAAGTAAGAAATCGTGTTTATACAATTATGGCTGAAGGATATTTTTCACACAGAAAATTAAGTGCAGGTCTAATTGATATTGAAGGTTTTGAAAATTGGGCTAAACAACATTTAAAAGATAAGCCACCATTTTATATTATTTCTAATGACGGTATGGCAGATGTATCCCCTTCTGTTATTAGAGGAAAGATAGACCAGTATTCTCCAGATGTTGTATTTGTTGATTATATTCAGTTAATGAATTCAAATCAAGGAGGCGAGAATGAAGTTGTAAAGATTAAAAATATCTCTAGAGAATTAAAAGTTCTTGCAATTTCTTCACAAGTTCCAATTGTTGCAATTGCATCTGCCACTCCAGATAATGCAACCGATATGAATAGTGTTCCCTCCCTTGGTCAAGTGGCATGGTCAAAGCAATTAGCTTATGATGCTGACTGGGTTTTAGCACTTGGTCGTGCTACTGGAAGTACAATTCTTGAATGTGTATTTAGAAAAAACCGTCATGGCTTTTGTGGAGAATTTATGGTAGATATTGATTTTGACTCAGGTCGCTTTATTTATAAGGATTTTGAATAAAACTAGTTAATTCCATTGATATAATTGATGGTATGTACGCTCATAAGTCAATAAAAAGATTTAGCCTTGATGGTGAAATTTATGATGATTCTCATATCATAAGACTTAAAGAGCAGTACTACAGCATGATTGTTGCTGGAATGAGATCTGATGGTTATGTTCCAAGGTATGATATTGACACAGACTTTACAATTAGCTATAATGGTAAGACATTTAATTTTGAAATATCAATATACGGTGTATATGTAGGAAAGAGAACAGCAGAGTGTATAGCAGGGATAGACAGAAACAAGCCAGTAATGGCTCCTTCTACTCAGAGGATCAAGTCAGAAGAAGTCTGCTAACTGCAGGTATTGATGTAGTATACGAAGTAGAATCTGACTTCATAATCTTTTGTCCTTATCATAATAATTATAGGTCTCCTGCTGCAGAAATTTCAAAAGAAAGCGGATTATTTTATTGTTTTGGTTGTCAAGAATCTCATTCACTTATTGAAGTAATAATGCATGTAACTAAAAGATCGTACTTTGAATCTGCAAGAATGGTTGACTCTAAATCAGATAAGGCTAACTTTATTGAAGCCCTTGAATCAAAGCTTGATAAAAAACCAGACTTTGTTGAATTTGATAGTGAAGTAATTAAAAGACTAAATGATGCTGCATTGAATTCACAAAGGGCTGCACAGTACTACATTGGTAGAGGAATCACGAAGGATAGTGTTGAAAGGTATCTACTTGGATACTCTGAAAGTCAAGACATGGTTACGATACCAGTACATTCTCCTGACGGAATATGTTTAGGATTTGTTGGGAGATCTATAGAAGGAAAAGAATTTAAAAATACTTCAGGACTTCCAAAGGCAAAGACTATGTTTAATTTGTTTAGAGCAAAAAGATTTGATAAGGTATTTGTTGTTGAGTCATCCTTTGATGCAATACGCCTAGAACAGGCAGGAGCACACGCTGTAGCCACTTTAGGAGCTTCTGTGTCAGGTAAACAGAGGGAACTTTTAAAACAGTATTTTAATAATGTAATTATTTTAGGAGACAATGATGATGCAGGAAAAGAAATGGCAAAGAAACTATCTAACATACTTGGCTCAAGTGCAATAAACGCAAGTTTGCCAGAATCAGTAAAAGATGTATCAGATTTATCAGATGAAGATTTAAAAAAGTTTGTGTCACAATTTGACGATCTAGTAGCAAATGTGTTACAATAGTACAACTGTCCACTTATAGGACAAATATTAGGAGAAAAAATATGTCAATTGTAAAAGGTCTAAAGAATATCGAAGCACTACTCGATAAGCCAAAGTACGATAATTCAAATAAGGTCAACTGGCTAAAGCTAGAAGACGGTCAAAGTGTTCAACTTCGTTTTGTGAGTGAACTTGATGCAGACTCTCCTCACTATGATGAGGCTCGTGGTCTTGCAATCGTTGTTAAGGAACACACCAATCCAAAGGACTACAAGCGTAAGGCTGTAGATACAATGGAAACTGAAGGCAAAGACTTTGCCGAAGAAATGCATAGAAAAGATCCAAAGGCTGGATGGGGTGGACGTTTGCGTTTTTACATAAATGTTCTAGTTGACGATGGTGTCAATGATCCATTTGTAGCAGTTTGGAGTATGGGTGTAACCAAGTCCCCAACATTTAATACAATTAGAGAATACGCTTCAGAGTCAAATAGCATCTCAAACATGACCTGGAAGTTAAAGCGTAATGGAAAGGGTACTGAGACAAGCTATACCTTTATTCCACTTAAGCAAGATGAAACTGAGTTCGATTGGTCAAAGTATGAAGCGTTCAATTTAGAAAATGCTCTACGAAAAGTACCATATGCAGAACAAGAAGCATTCTATCTTGGTTTTGAGAATCCAGCAGTATCTACATCAGTAGACTGGTAATTGAGTGGGTGGGGGGCACTAGTCCCCTACTCCTATTAACTTTGAAAGGTTTTTAATGACTTACGTCCCACTGCACGTTCATACACACTACTCACTTATGGATGGTGTTGCAACTCCAGAAGAGTATGCAAAACGAGCATCTGAAATTGGACTACCAGCAATTGCAATAACTGACCATGGCGTTCTGTCTGGTCATAGACCTATGTATAGGGCTGCAAAGGCAAACGGTATTAAACCAATTTTAGGAATTGAAGGATATATCACAGCAGACAGATTTGATAATAGAGATAAGTCTGAAAGAACAGAGCCGTTGGATATGGTATATAACCATATTGTTCTTCTTGCAAAAAATGACAAGGGCTTAGAAAATTTAAATAAACTTAATGAACTCGCTTGGACTGAAGGATACTATAGAAAGCCAAGAATTGACTTTGAAATATTATCAAAGTATAAAGAAGGTGTAATAGTTTTATCAGCTTGTATGAGTGGACTTCTTGCAAAAGCAATTGAATATAAAGAATATGCTGTTGCAAAAAAGCATATGACATGGTTTAAAGAAACATTTGGTGACGACTTTTATGTAGAAGTTATGCCACACAACTCTTCAGAATTAAACAAAGAATTGCTTGAAATGGCTGACACTTATGGTGTGAAGTCAGTAGTAACTCCTGACTGCCATCACTCTGATAAGAGTCAAAAGGTAATCCAAGAAATGATGTTACTTTTAAATACACACGCAAAACTTAATAAAGAATCTACTTTCGACAAGGCTTCAAAGATCGAAGACCCTATGAAAAGACTTGACTATTTATATGGTGAAGATAGAATGATGTCTTTTAGAAGTTTTGACATTCACTTGCTTTCTTATGAAGAAATTAAATCAGCAATGCAACAGCAGGGAATTAAGCGTGAAGACATTTATGAAAATACTGTTGAGATTTCAAACAAGGTAGAAGAGTATACTATTAAAAGTAATCTAGATCTTCTTCCAATAAAGGTTGAGGATCCAGATAATGAATTGCTTGCACTTACTTCTAGAGGCTTGGTTTTAAGAGGTCTTTCTGAAAACAAAGAATATTTAGATAGATTAAATTTAGAACTTGATGTTATTAAGAGTAAAAACTTCTCACCCTATTTTTTGGTTGTTCATAATATGCTTAACTGGGCAAAAGAACAAGGCATCATGGTTGGTCCAGGTCGTGGTTCAGCAGCAGGTTCTTTAGTTTGTTATGCATTAGGAATTACAGAAATTGATCCAATTGAATATGGTCTTTTGTTTTTCCGTTTTATTAATCCAGATAGAGATGATTTCCCTGATATTGATTCTGATATAGCAGATGATAGAAGAGATGAAGTAAAGGCATATCTTGAACGTGAGTATAAAAATGTTGCATCTATTGCCACGTTCCTTGCATTTAAAGATAAGGGTGTCGTAAGAGATGTTGCTAGAGCATTTAACATTCCTCTTAATGACGTTAATAAAGTTCTTAAGGGTGTAGATAGCTGGGATGATTTTACAAGATCAGCTAATGCCCAATGGTTTAGAATGAAGTATCCTGAAATTGTTAAATATGGAGAGCAACTTCGTGGAAGAATCCGTGGAACTGGTATTCATGCTGCAGGTGTAGTTACTGCAAAAGATTCAATCTTTAAATACGCACCACTTGAAACACGAATTGCACCAGGAAGTAAAGAAAGAATTCCAGTAGTTGCAGTAGATATGGAAGAGGCTGCAGAGATTGGTCTAATCAAACTTGACGTACTTGGTCTAAAGACTCTTACTGTAATTGATCAGACTATTAAAACAATTAAAGAACGTCACGGTACAGATATAAACCTTAAGCAGATACCCCTAAATGACAAGAAAGTCTTTGAGATGCTCTCTGAGGGGCGTACAAAGGGTGTTTTTCAGTGTGAAGCAACTCCGTATACAAACCTTTTGGTTAAAATGAGAGTGAGTAACTTTGATGAACTTGTTGCATCAAATGCCCTTGTTCGTCCAGGTGCTATGAATACAATTGGAAAGTCATATATTGCCCGTAAGCATGGCAGGGAAATGGTTGAATATATTCATCCTTCTATGAATGATTATCTAAAAGATACCTATGGTTGTGTTTTGTATCAAGAACAAGTTATGCAAGCATGTGTGGTTCTTGGTGGAATGACAATGGTTGAAGCTGATAAAGTTAGAAAAATTATTGGTAAGAAAAAAGATGCTAAAGAGTTTGACATCTTTAAAGATAAGTTTGTTAGCAATGCAGAGAAGCATATTGGAATTAGAGCAAAAGATTTGTGGCATGACTTTGAAGCACACGCAGGTTATTCTTTTAACAAGTCTCATGCTGTTGCATACTCAACCCTGTCTTATTGGACTGCTTGGCTAAAGTATCACTACCCTATTGAATTTATGTTTTCATTATTAAAGAGCGAAAAGGATAGTGACACTCGTACTGAATACTTAATTGAATGTAAGCGTATGGGGCTGTCTTTAAAACTTCCACATGTCAATGAGTCTGATTCAGATTTTAAGATTGAAGGTAAGGGAATTAGATTTGGACTTGCTGCAATCAAATGGCTTTCTGAAGGAGTTGCAGGTAAAATTATTGCAGGTAGACCTTTTGAATCTAAAGAGCAGTTTAAAAGTTTTGCAATAAAAAAGGGTAGCGGAATTAATTCAAGAGCAGTAGAAGCATTAGATCTTATTGGTGCATTAACATTTGAAGATAATCCTAGGGATGAGGTAAAGGTTAGAGATAATCTTTATGAGTATCTAAATCTTCCAGAATTAAATACTAGCGTTCCACAACACTACTATGCATATATAGATCTTGTAGAAGATTTTGATGAACAAGGAGTCTTTGTTTTGCTTGGCATTGCAAAAAATATTAAGCGTGGCAAAGGCTGGTCAAGAGTAGAAATTATGGACTCTACTGGAGTAATTGGAATATTTGATGAAGAAGAAACTAAGATTGAGCCAGGAAGAACTTATTTAATTCTTGCAGGTGCAAATAGAATTTCTGAAGCTATCCCAATTGATGAATTAAAAGAGCATAAAGATAATGCACTTATAAAGTTTTTAAACTATAAGCAGATACCATTTGCAAATGATGAATACTTTGTGCTATCATTTACTCCTAGAGTCACTAAGGCTGGAAAGAGAATGGCTAACATGATCGTTGCAGATAGTTCAAGAGAAATGACTGCAGCAATGGTCTTTCCAACAATGTTCTCTACTGGATATATGAAATGCCAGCCTGGAAAAGTAGCAAAAATTAATTTTGGTGAAACAAAAGAAGGAACTATTACATTGAAAGAAGTAAATTAATGATTAATATAGATAATTTAGCAAATAGTTTGCATAATACTGCAAAGGAAAAAGGCTTTTGGGATGATAACAATGGAATTATATTTTATCTTAAGCAGTTAATGATGGTAACAACTGAGGTAGCAGAAGTGGCAGAAGCTATGCGTAAGAGCCAGGGTGATCGTGCTGTTGTTAGAGAGTTAGCAGATGTTATTATTAGAACTCTAGATTTATATGCAGGTCTTGTAGAAGATGGATATACAAAAGAGTCTTTACAAGAAAACTTATTGGATAAGGCTGAATATAATTCAGAAAGACCAACCATGCATGGACTGCTAGCATGAGTAAAA